TTAGCCAGGCTCCTCCGTAACGATGTACTGCCGATCCAGCTGGCGGTATTGAATGGCTTCGGCAACGTGGCGGCTCTGTATCTCAACGGATGCCTCCAGATCCGCAATCGTCCGTGCCAGCTTTAAAATCCGGTCATATGCCCGCATGCTGAGCCCCAGGGAATCGAGCGTTACCTGCAGCAGCTCCGCTGAAGCTTTATCGAGTGCTGCGTGGGTTCTTAAATAGCTGCCGAACAATTCGCTGTTCCAGCGGATCGGAAGCTGGCGGTATCGCTCCAGCTGAATGGTCTGGGCGGCATAGACCCGATCGCGCATCGTCTTCGAGGACAGCGGCGGCGTGCTTCCCGGCCATTCCTTGGGCCTTGGCACGTCAACCTGCAGATCGATCCGGTCCATTAAGGGGCCGGATATCCGCGCGCGGTATTGGGCGATTCTCGCCACGCTGCAGGTGCATTGCTGGGCCGGATGGTCGCTGCCGTAATAGCCGCACGGACAACCGTGTGATTTTTACCTTTGGCAAACGCTAAATCAGCGGGAACCGTTTTGTTAAAAGCATATTTCACATTTACAGATGCTTTTGGTCTTCCGCCGGTCGGTGATGGAATTGTGTCGACGATTATCTCATGTACCAGCGTTTTAACAATTTCGCGGCGGGTGCTGAAGGTTGGAGCGTTATTGCCGGCGATAATTTTCATACGAAGATCATAGAGCAGATCTTCCGCTGTCTTAAAATCTTTAGATAGATCATTTTCAGCATTTATCAATAAATCGAGTTCATTTAATCGATTCTCTAAGGCAGCTGTTTCAGACATGATTTCTTGAAGCTGCTTTTCAACATCTAAAGCCGTTATCATCTTCTGGCGATATAGGGTCAGGATACCTTGTCGCTCGTTTTGCTTATCTGCAATGCTCTTTTGTACAATTTCTTTCTCCGATAGGTACTCTCCAATTTTTGATTTTCTGATCTGCATTCCGTCATTTAATTGCTCGAGGGCTTCTCCTGGATTCTCAATAAATTGAACACATTCATCCCATACATGTTTTTCTATCCATTCAGCTGGAATGTTCTTGGAGCAGCACTTTCCTTGAGCGGGCCCCCTGTATGCAGTCTTACCTCCGCAAATATAATAAGCTTGGGGTTTACGTCCAGCCCCAGCGAACGCGGCACCATGATAAGTTAATCCGCAGGATCCACATTTAATAAGGCCTCGGAGGAGATTGTGTCGTGTTTGGTTTCTAAAAGCCTCAATTTGATTATCGCGAAGCGCAACTTGAGCTTTATCCCATAGATCTGTTGATACGATTGATGGGACTTCTCTTTCAATGAGCTCCCGTTCCTTTTTTGAACGTTTACCGTATACATGGAGTCCTTTATAGGTCGTGTTTACAATCATGTTCCTGATTCGTCCAGGGGTCCAGACTCCGGCCGTGTTCTCTTTTCGTTTTCCTTTCTTTATTTTCCTCCCATCTTTTACATAGGACGGTGGAATCTTTAAAGAGTTAAAGTAATCCGCCACTTGTATGGTTGACCATTTCTCGTTTCCAACAAGGTGATACATTAGTCGAATTACGCCGGCTTCAGACAGATCCTCTTTCCCCGGGAGAGGCTCCTCGTTAACTTGGAGAAATTTATCTATAACCACATAGCCATACGGTACGATTCCCCCCAGCCATTGGCCTTGACGGGCAACACGATTTGCTCCATGCCATAAGGTTTCAAGCAAAGTATCTCTGTCAAACTCTGCTTGGCCAGCGAGAACAGTAATGACGAATCTGCCCATTGGAGTACTGGTATCAAAAGGTTCCGTCATGGATTTGATGGTAACTCCATATTCTTCAAGCTGATAGATGGCATCAAGTGTCACGCGTGCCTTCCGGCCAAGACGTTTCATATTATAGATGAGGACGCTTTTGAATTTACCGGCTTTGGCATCCTCTAGAAGACGTTTGCCCTCTGGTCGCTCATCAAGTGGGATGATCCCTGACACGCCATCATCCTTATACCAATCAACAATATTTAAGCCATGGAGCTCGCAATATTTGATTGCAAACTCAATCTGACTTTGGATAGTTTCACGTTCTTGTTGATCATCACTGGATACTCGGGGATATATAGCAACATCTTTGAATTGATTTTCAGCAAAGTTAATCATTAGGATCCCTCCTTAAAAATTCGCCCCGTAAAAATGCAGTACTTGCTCTATATCCTTTCGCTGAACAATGAATTTGAAGGCCGAATTATAATACCTGCTGGCCAGATGGCTCAGCTTTAGACTGATCTTCCCATCTCTGGTGTAATCCAAATCATTAAACTTTATAGGTTTACAGTCGACGAAGGCCTCCAGTTGGCTCTCTTCAATTCGTTTGAATGGACCATCTAGAGAGAAGGAAAGTTCCTCTTGAGAAAGAAGGGTCTCTTTATCTACCTGAATAATAATTTGGGAAGGCTCGATGTAATCACCGCTTGGATCGAAATAAGCATAGAAGGTCGTTTCACTCTGGCTTGGGATATCTTCATAATTGATTCGATTCCGGGTCTCCATGAGCTTTGAAGTTTCGTGCAACAACTTTCCGTGATATACCCTTCGCTGGATTTGCTCCAGTCTTTGCTTTGCAATACAGATCGGAACTCTAAATGTGGAGGCTAAGAAACGAATAGCATCCGTCTGATTATCCGGTAGTGAGAGCTTGGATATCATAGAAATTGGCATGGCAGCGTAGAGCACAAAATGGTCTGCTTCTATTTCTTGAGCCTTAGTAAATGATTTAGGTAACACCATTTGATTGCCGGCATGTCGGAGTAAATGACAGAGTTCGTGCAAGAATTCAACCCATTGTTTTTCAGGCGTTAATCTATTATCTAGAAAAATACTATACCTTCCGGGTACAGTTTCTACCGCACGACTCCGGACCTTTTTGTAATGAACCCAAATATTCAAACGCCTGGATAATTCTTCGACGGTCAGCTGTTGCGGCGTATGTATTCCGTTATGTGTATAAGTCCTTTCAACAAATTGTTCTAATGGAGTGGTTTCATAAAATCTAAACATGGTGCAACCTCCTGTGAGAATGTATGTTCGGTTTATTCTTAAAAAGAAAAGCCAGTGACTGGCTGTTTCTGTAGTAGATATAAAGGTTAGCGATTAATTTCCCGATTTCTAATTTTTATGTTGGTTTCCAACTGCGACCTCTTGCCAAGCATGTTGTTGTTCTGAATCAACGATCTCTTGCTGATTTCTTAATAAGATTGATTCACGATATTCTTCAGCAGCTGATGTTCGAATAAATTCAACTGATTTATCATGGTTGTTTTTTATTACCTGCTCAATTTCATCTATTGATACTTTAAAATACTCTCGGCGTTTATTAACATAATTTAAACGTTTATTTTCAAACGTTTTATGTAATTTTGCCTCTAGAGTGGGAGCATCGTCCGAAAAAATCATAGCATGGACATCAAAATTAAACGGCACTGAGGCATCACCAAGTTCGTATACGCGATCATAAGGATCGAGTCTTCGAGTCATACCGATTTTGAACACACCTTCTCCAAATGATCCTATATTAGATATTACATACACATAACCGGCCCTCTGATTGGCTTCACGATAGTCAACTTCTTGAAGACTTACTTCAATTTCCTGCAGATTTTTTTGCAGCTCGGCTATTTTGTCACTAATGAGTAATCGTTCTTCCTCTGACTTGCACAGCTCTAATTGTTTCATTGCTTTCTCTAAAGCATTTGTATAATGGCGTTTTTCTTTTTCGATAGTTTTTCTTGCCTCATCAATCTCACGCTGGAGACGGGCCTCTTCACGCATTTGTTCGCGGATCTGGCGTTGTTCTTCCTTCTCCTCTTGTTTTTTTACTGAGTACTCATATGCGAGATATAGCTCTGTCAATTTTAGTTGTAAATATTCCTCAGAAATATAAACTTGCATTATCTTTCCCAGCTTATTCAGAGTTTCATATGATTTGATTATCCTTTTTTCATAAGTGGCTATATTATTAAACTTGACATTCGCAACGCAAACGTCGCACTCGTTATTAAATGACCTAAGCGAAAGCTTAATCATGTCGTTGACCATTTTTCTTCCTTCTGCCTTATTGTTGTTCACTGTCCAGCTTTGGCTACCTACACAGGCTGTGCCTTCCTTGATCATTAACTTTTGCGCATCTCGTAGCGTATCAAGCTTTTGTTTAAAGATAGTGCTATTTGCAAATTCAAACTTGGGTTTATAAAGAGAAAAGGATTCCAGGCTAATTTGTTCATCTAGATCCAGAAGCTCCTTCGATTTGGTTTCATACTGTGAGTGCAACACATCTAATTTATTTTTTTGTAATTGGATTTCATCTAATAACAAGTTTTTTTCATGGGATAACTTAGATATTTCTATCGATAAATCGAATGTTTCTTGATGTTCAGGTGTCATGATTTTTTTTAAACTCTCATAATTAGCACGAACATTTTCAAGCTCAGTTTTTATTTTCTTTATTCTAAAAATATCAAGTATGCTCATTTCATAAATACCACCATGTAATCCCCATCGGATGGGGTATTTGCTTCAGGATTTACTCCCCTTGTTGTTGAGGTGACTTGTATAAGTTCAGACTATTAGATATCATTCAACCACTTATTAGCATAGATATGCGCCCCTCCAGAAGCTAAGGTAGCAATAACTGCAATGACAACCGAAGCACCTAGGCTGTCGAACCATTGCCCGATAATCCAGCCTACAACTCCACATCCTAAAGAAAGTATGATAAATAACAAATATCGTACTGGTTTAATGTTCATAAGAATAATCGAACCTAGAAAAACTCCTCCGAAAATCCACCATGAAGAAAAGTATATACCTGATATCACTGCAATAATAATTATCTCACCGAACAACCAATTTACTCCAGACTCACTCTCACGAGATTGGGTTACCCCTTTTCTGATCTCTTCATGATTCAAAATAATCACCACTAATTAAATCCCCATCGGCTGAGGTATTTGCTCTATTCACCTTGTCTTTGTCCTGGCTTCCGGTTTTTTTCTTTTTCCATCAACGCTTTGAAAATGATCCTCATTTCCTCACGACGTTCTTCTGGTGCGTCCAGATAATCTTTGAAGAATATTCCGTGCTCTGGATTGTTAATAAATGCTTCGAATTCGGCTTGTTCTCTCTCGTCAAAACCATCTGATTGAATTGAAAAACGTGGTTTATCAGTTCGCCCCAACAAGTAGTCAGTACTCACCTCAAAGAAATCGGCTAGTTTTTTAAGTGTTTCAAAATCAGGTTGCGTATTACCGGTCTCGTATCGTGCATATGTTGCACGATTAAACCCAAGACGATCAGATAGTTCCTGTTGAGATATTTTCTTTCGTGACCGTAATTCCCTAAGCCTTTCATTGTATGAAGCCATATTTATACCTCATTCACCATAATATTTATTGAATATTATAAGTGAAAAAAATTCACAAAAAAATAATTGTGATAAAATTACACATAAGTAGTTGACTGTGAATTAAATGCACATTATAATATGTGTAGAAACTTCACAAGGGGGTGGAGCTATGGACACTCAATTTTTAATTGACAAACGAACTCAATTGAGCCTAACGCAAGAAAAAGTTGCCGAGTTGGCTGGAATCGAAAGGTCTTATTATACCAAGATTGAAAATGGGACTGTGCCAAGTGTTAGGGTTGCTAAAAGAATTGCAGAGGTGCTTCAGTTTGAGTGGCCGGTTTTTTTTGAATCAAACTGTGCAAAAAATGCACAAGAATCATTGTCCGGAAAAGGCACTGCTTGAAAGGAGGTCGGGTGAGGTGAATAACTGCCCACGCTGTTACAACCACGAGATCAGCGAGAAGGACAACTACTGCAAGATCTGTGGAATGAATCTGAGAGGAGAAGCCTCCGCTGGAATGACGGCCTTCGAAAAGGTTATCGAAGATGCCAGGCGTAGAATGACGAAGAAAAAAACGCACACAAATCCTTAAGTCACTCTCTTCAATGAAGAAGCAGACAAAAGAAAGGATGAATACCATGGAACATCAATTATCTGAAGCTACTGCCGTCAAAGAAACATTTGATTATGCAAAAGTAAATGAATTGTTGTCCGAAGGATGGACACTGCACAGCATGTGGCCCGACCCAAATAAAACACGGTATGTACTGATCAAATTCTAATGATACGGGGTGTGTAGCTCATGAAAAATCCTCCTGGAATAACTTATAACGCTGAATATACACCGGACATGGAGAAAATGGTCGAAGCTCTTAGAATCATTCACGAAGCTCCTGTTCCAGAAAAAAAAGAAGATCTTGAACTCGAGGAAGGAGCTTAGAATGCGTTTTCGCTGGATTCGTCAAACCTCCAGAACCGCCTGTGTATCAGCAACAGTAACTAGAAGTTTGCTGAAAAACATAGATGTTGAAGTCGCATTGGATATGTCACTTCCAAATTACGCAGTAAACCCGGAGAGCCTATCTAAGCTTGAACGGAAACGAGTTTTGAAAGAAGCGTCGGAAAGTTTGAAGAGGATAGAAGAAAGCCGCCGGAGCGGTACCAGCTGCCAGCGGCGAAGGGGATGACGATTGGGGAAGGTTTTGCTCACAAGTAAATATTACAACAGTTCCTTGTCCAATATCATCCCAATAATTGGGCAAAGGAGATCAGATTATTATGGCGATTGGACAATTCGGCAGCGCGCTTGAGGAAGTCCTCAAACGTAAAGGCCAAACAAAAATCCAGGCTGCACAAGTGGCCAAGATCGATAACTCGACGCTTGGCAAGATCATCAAAGGTTCTCGGAAGGCGCCGAAAGATATCATGCGAAGCACAGCAACACATTACGATGACGGCCAGCTCTACATTGCTGCAGCTGGGGAGGTCACCGGCGGCGCCTTCGCCCCCTGGCTCAACAATGTGGATCTACATAGGGCGAGTGTTCTGATCAAGAGCATTGAGGAAATCAAGGAGGTGCTCGCTGTATCCGGACAAGCCCCGATCAGCAAGACCAATGAGCAGATCGACGAGTCAGAACGTCAGCAGATTAAACGGCTACTTATGGAGACGGTCGAGGCGATCACCGCGCTGACTCATTTGGCAGCGGTGTTATGCAAGGAATATTCATTCTCGTGGTTGGCCACCTGGAAAGAGCACCGCTCAACTTTGAAAGCAAAAAAATATATGAAATGAGGTTTCGGGATGTTGAGAAGTGATTTAGTAAAACAAGCTCTGGAGGCTGGAAAAAACGCAGAACATAACCTGCAGGTCATCGTTCGCAATCCGGATAAGATGATCGACTCCAACAAACTCGTGAATGGAATCGCCTATCTAAACAACATGATTAGATTCGCGGAAAAAGAACTGGAAATGAAAAAAGACCGCCGGCCAGGGCAGTCTCGGTTGAGATCACGACTAATGAGTCTCTTGTCGTCTATTTTAATCGTTGAACGTCAGAAGCGCAAGGGGGTTGAGCTATGACGGCCCCCGCATCACCTGCAGAAGCATACATTGCCACTACTCGAGCACTCAGAGAAAGCACAGAAACTATTTCACAATTGATCCAGGCGGACCCGGAGAACTTTCAGCGATTACATGAGCTCCAGAGACAGCGGGAGGAAGCCTATCAGAATTGGTTCAATGCTGCTTCTATGTTGAAGAAGCTGCCAACTTCCGAGTTGGCGAATGCAATAGACCAGATCGAGGCAGTGCTCGGGTGAAGACTGACAGAGCTTCGGCCCTGTCTCCCGGCGTCGGACAGTATCATAACCTTACTCCTGTCTGGCGTCGAGAGATGCGGCTGACGCATCCGAGGCGGTGCCCACCCCCTGGACCGCCTCGCAATACATATGAAAGGAGGAAATGCCGTGAATGTGATTCAAAAATTGACAGTGGTCAGCAATCCGACGCGAATCTTTGAGGTCGGAACTGAGGTAAACGGCCGGGAGGTCATCGAGGTCAAGCAGGTGGGTTATGAGCACGACAACGGGGTTTTTTCTGAATTTCACGTGCTCGACGAAAATGATGCCCTGATCGCGAGCATCGAGAACTGCCCGGTCATCGTAGAGTGGAAGACGATCGTCGAACACGACCAAACAGAAAATGACCCGCAGCAACGGGTCATATCTGGTGCCAAACATTAAGTTTTTATGCCCCCCATATTACCAGATGGGGGCGAATCACACAAGAGGGAGTGATCCAGCATGGGAGCAGCGATGTCCCTTGATATTACTGGCGAACGTATTGAAACCGTGGTACAGCCCCAAAGAATGTATACGCCGACGATCCTGTCGGTTCGAGGGAAGAGCGGCACAGTAGAGATTCATTGTAACGATGAGCAGCTGGCTGAGATCGAATATGCGATCCGCCAGCATTTCGAAAAAATGAAATATCCAGAGAAGCTCGAACCAACGGTTCAAGATGTTGGCCTCGAGTATTCCGTTAAGGAGGAGATCGCTTGAAGAAGATTGTTCTGGAGCGTCTGACGTTCCGTAATTTTAAGGGATTCCGCGACTTCGTTCTCGAAGCTAACGGCGGGAATGTGGATGCCTTTGGTGATAATGCAACTGGCAAAACAACATTGTTTGATGGCTTCACTTGGCTGTTGTTCGGAAAGGACAGTGCCAATCGGTCCGAACAGAAGTTTGAAATAAAGGAGCTGGACAAGGCCGGCAAAGTTGTACGGCACGGCCTTGAACATGAAGTTGAGGGAGTCCTCCTGGTTAATCAGCGCCGTCGAACGTTCCGGAGAGTGTTTAGCGAAAAGTGGACACAGAAACGGGGGTCAGCCACATCTGTATTCGACGGCCATACAACTAATTATTTTGTGGACGGGGTTCCTGTTAAGGAAAAAGAGTACAAGGCCGAAGTTGATGCGTTGATCAGCGAAGATGTGTTCAAGCTTCTCACCAGCCCTTCTTATTTTAACGAGGTGCTGAAGCCGGAAGCCCGTCGAAAAGTCCTGCTGGAGGTCTGCGGAGACATGACGGATGCGGAGATTATCGCCAGCAACAAAGAGCTAACTCCATTGGCTGCTATCTTGGAGGAGCGAACGGTTGAAAAGCATAAGCAAACGATTAAATCAATGCTTGCTGAGATCAATAAGGAAATCAAGGAGATCCCGACAAGGATCGACGAGAAATACCGTGACAAGCCGGATGTCTCCGATTTGGACGCAGAGCTGCTACAGGAAGACATCGACACCTTGCGCGGCAGGATAGACGCGAAGACTGCGGAACTGCAGCGCATTCAGTCTGGCGGTGAGCTGGCGGCCAAGGAAATCCATCTACGGGAGATCAACGCCGAGCTGACGGACATCAAACAACGAGTCCAAGCAGATGGCTTGCAAGCCGTGAACAAGCAACGGGAGCGGTTGATGCAACTTCGCGGCGAAGCATCTGATCTGCAAGCCAGAATATCTGCAGGGCGACGCGAGATTGAGCAATACAAGCGGCAAATCGAACGAGCTGAGAGCCAAGCGGAACGGCTGAGGGAGGAATGGCATGCTGCTAACGGGTTGGAGTTCCCCGCCCATGAACATGAGCACGATGAAAATTGTCCGACTTGCGGACAAGTCCTCCCAGCTGATCAAGTACAGGCAGCGAAGGACAAGGCACTGGCCGATTTCAATGTTTCCAAATCTCAGCGGCTTGAACGTATTTCTGCCGAAGGCAAGTCCGCTGCTGATGAGGCAAGAAAGCTCAAGCATTCCATGTTTGATCTGGAAGAGAGCATGTCCGCATTAGAGGAGAAACTTTCAGTGAAGCAAGAGGAAGTATCCGCAGCTGAAGCAAAGCTAGTCGACCTGCAGGCGGCCGTTTCCAATCCGGCCGACGATCCAGAGTACCAGGCCAAACAAAAAGAGGCTGAGACCGTACGCTCAGAAATTGAGCAGCTTCGTTCCTCTGCTTCCGACGCTATCAGCAAGGTTCAAGCCGAAATCAGATTGCTCAGGGATCAAGTCAGCGAGCTCGAATCGGATAAGTTAAAAATTGCAGCCGCCGCCGCGATTGAAAATCGAATCGCCGAATTGACTGAACAGGAGCGGAAGCTGGCTACTGAATACGAGCGGCTGCAGCATGAACTCTACTTGACGGAAGAGTTTACGCGGACCAAAGTTTCCGCACTCGAGTCCAAAATCAACAGTAAATTCAGATACGCCCGGTTCCGGCTGTTTGAAGAACAACTCAATGGCGGCCTGAACGATGTCTGCAAGACGCTTTATAACGGCGTCCCATATGACGGAGGACTTAACAATGCCGCTCAAATCAATGTAGGCCTGGATATCATTAATACTCTCAGCGAGCATTACGGATTCTCGGCACCTATCTTTATTGATAACGCTGAATCGGTAACGCAGCTGATTGATACGGATTCCCAGGTGATTAGATTAATAGTTCCTCCGACATTTGATAGTTTGCCAGATGATACGAAGGATGAACTAATCAAACTGCATGGTAGTTATGAAGAGGCAAGTGCCGTTTGGAAAGATAAAAACAAGAAGCTGCGCATCGTGGCACATAACAATATGCAGGAGGCGATATAATTGTCTACCCAAAACCAAGCGGCTGTTACGAAGAAAGAGCCAACTCAGTCCGAGCGGTTCATGACCAAAGTTATAGCCGAGTTCGGTTCCAACGTCGGTGAAGTGGCCCTGACGAACTTTCAAAAACGACTCGCTCAGAACTACTTTGTCGCTCTGGACTCCGTTCTAAAGTCTGCTGAAGAGAAACGGCTGAAGAAATCGGAACGATACCGGGATCCACTTCCGGTCACCTGGAACAATGTCAATATGGAGAAGCTTGCCCGGGATGTTGTTGCCTACGCCAGAATCGGGTTTGATCCCTCACAACCTAATCACATCAGTCTGGTTCCATTCAAGAACAACAATACAGGCAAGTACGACATTGGATTCATTGAGGGGTATCGAGGATTGGAGCTCAAGGCTGTGAAATATGGGCTGGACGTTCCGGATCATGTAACGGTTGAACTTGTTTATTCAAACGACTATTTCAGACCAATTAAGAAGGATGCCAATCATCCTCATGAAGGGTACGAGTTTGAAATTAAAAATGCTTTTGATCGCGGGAAGATCGTCGGGGGCTTCTACTTCCATTCGTATACCAAGGCCCCGGAGAAAAACAAATTGGTCATGATGACCATTGCTGAAATCGAGAAGAGGAAACCGGACCATGCTAGCCCAGAATTCTGGGGTGGCGAGAAAGACAAATGGGAGAACGGTCAAAAGGTCGGAAAGGAAAGGGTCGAAGGCTGGTACGAGAAAATGTGTTGGAAGACGGTATACCGGGCCGCCCATAGTGACATCACCATCGATAGCCAAAAGATTGATGATGATTATCTCCGACTGAAGCAAATGGAGAGTGATTTCGCCGAATCTGAGGTCAATGAGGAGATCAGAGCCAATGCCAATAAAAACGTCATCGACATTACGCCTCCGGCCGCTGAACCTGAACCGGATCCGGAACAGCCAAGGGAAACAGCTCGCTCATCAAAGAGCAATGTAGAGCCGGCTGCCCAAGGAGAAATGGATTTCGAAATCCATCCGGATGATATTCCTCCGATCGGCACTGAGGGGCCTGATTTCTGATGATCGACATTCAATGCCTCGGCTCCAGCAGCGCGGGTAATGCCTACCGGATCTCGGACGGGCATACAGCTCTCCTGCTGGAGGCCGGCTTTCCTTTCAAATCCCTGCAGCGAGCGTTGAGGTTTCGCATGACTGAGATTGCCGGCTGTTTGATCACGCATGAGCACCTGGACCACAGCAAGGCTGCCAAGGACGTTATGAAGGCGGGAATCAACGTTTATACCAGCCAGGGGACAGCGGATGCCAGAGGGCTCTCCGGGCATCGTCTGAAGGTCATCAAGGCAATGGAGCCGTTTCAAGTTGGCACTTGGTCGATCCTCCCCTTTGACATACAGCATGACGTCGAGGAGCCGCTAGGGTTCCTTCTGGCCAATACGGCCGGGGATAAACTGGTCTTTTTGACGGACACCTATTATTGCCGGCATCGCTTCCGTGATCTGACCCACATCATGGTGGAATGCAATTATTCAATGGATATTGTGAGGGAACGGGTGGCATCCGGCCAATTGCATCCTGGACAAATGCGGCGGCTGCTGAAGTCGCACTTTGGTCTGGAACATGTAAAAGATTTCTTGAAAGCCAATGATACCCGAAAAGTACAAGAGATTTGGCTGCTGCACTTATCGGACGGAAACAGTGATGAGGAGCGATTCAAGCGAGAGATTCAGGAAGTGACCGGAAAGATGGTCCGGGTGGCCGGGCGATGATCGATGGCAAGCCTTTAATGCGCAGCATGATGGGCGAGCGGATCTGGAGCTTAATGCAATCTGATCCGGAAGATTTTAAGCGGGAGACACGCGAGTATTTCGCTCGAGGCTGTCCCGGGTGGACTGTTGTGAAAGTTAAATACCCGATCGTATACCTTCGTGACGATCGGAATAAGCAAGTTTAGGGGATGAGCGAATGCCCGAAGGCAGTTACCCTTTTCCGATGTACTCCGGATTGTTGGAACACAGACATTACAAGAAAATAGGATCAGCAATTTGGCTGTTCCTTTGGTGCATCAGCTCCACGACGAAGGAAGTCGAAAGGGACGGAATTGTCTGGGGAATCGTCCTAGGGAACAAGCCAGTTAAAATTAGCGACCTTGAAAATGAATTCGGGGTATCGGACCGGACGATCCGGTCGTGGATCAAGACGCTCGAAGATAACCAATACATAAAAGTCACCAGAGCACCCTACGGACTCGTTTTTACGGTCCGAAACTCCAAAAAATTCAAAAACAGACCGGAAGAAAGTTTCCGCTCTGACTTAGGAGATCGGCAACATTCTTCCGATCTGGACGACAGAGATCGGCAGGAATCTTCCGATCACCCGGAAGAAAACTTCCGATCTAATAAAGATATTACAGAGATACACAATGCTGTTGCTGTTATTACTGATCCTGAGACCATTTTGAAACTTGCACATGAAGTCGAGAGTTATTTTTGCATGAGACGAGGTCAGGGGCTAAACGTCAGCGCTTCAGACTTTGACGAGATCAAGAAGATGGTTGCCACAGGTATCCCGCTAGAGATCGTAAAGCGGAGCATTGATAAATCATTTGCGGAGTACAAGCCCAAACACGCTTGGGACAAAATCCGAAACATGGCCTACTGCATCCCTCGCTGCCTTGACGAGTGGAGTAAATCGCAGGTGGATGAATCCATAACCGATGGTGCGTTGCCGAACCGCCCGGTCGCCCTTGGATCTTCTCCACAGCGGGGCCGACGAACAAAACAACAAGAGCAAATAGACGAACTAGATCGCTTTATCGAGGAGGAGAAGAAGCGTGGAAATCGTTGAAGTTGCCCAGCTTTATAAACACATTGCGAAATACTATCCAGCCTTTGACGCTTCGGTAGATCGAGTGAAGGCCGACCATAAGTATCTCCAGGACTTCCCTTTTGAGGTAGCTCAAGAAAATGTGGACGAACATATCAGGAAGAGCAAGTATCCGCCCAACATCGCTGAGATCCGGGGAAGCCTGGGGGAACAAATCGAGCGTGACCGCATGAAGTCATTGACCGAAGAATATTTCGCCGAGCGAGCCCGCGCCAAACAGGAAGCGTGCCCGCCGCCGCCAGGCTGGAAGGAGTCCATCTATGCGAAACTCAGACGTTCCTGACATGATTCTACCGGAGATGCCGCATGATTTGGCTGCCGAGTGTTCGGTGCTGGGCGCGATCTTGATCAACCCGGATGTGTACGAGTACGTTGAGGTACTGGTTCCGGAAGCCTTTTATCGCACAGAGCATCGGATCATCTTTAACCGGATGGTGGAGCTGGCAGAGGAAGGGCAGCCAATTGACCTGGTGACATTGTCTTCGCGTCTACAGGATCAGAGAGAGCTTGAGGATATTGGCGGCGTCAGCTACTTGTCCAAACTTGCCCATTCAGTGCCGACGACTGCGAACATAGAAACGTACGTTACATCCGTACAAAACAAGTTCATGTTGCGAGAGTATATCCGGTCTAGTATGGCCGGGATACAGGCTGCTGTGGCTGGTGAGGATATACAGCGCTTGGTTGCATCAGCGCAGCAGGTCGCTACGAGTCTTGCAGATCGCGCAGCTCCTAAGCAGGACTTTAAGCGGATCAACGACGTCCTGGTCGAAGTCATCGAGTCGACCGAGAACAAGGCCGAAGTGTACAAAACCGGTAAGGTCACGGGCATCGAGACAGGATACACGGACCTGGACGCCATCCTTGGTGGCCTGCAGAACAGCGATCTGATCATTGTCGCGGCGCGGCCATCGGTCGGGAAAACGGCATTCGCGCTCAATATCGCTCAGAACGTGGCTACACGTGCCCAGGAACCTGTCGCTATCTTCAGCCTGGAAATGTCAGCGGCGCAGTTGGTCACTCGGATGGTCAGTGCTGAGGGCATACTCGAGGCGAGCAAACTCCGGATCGGGGATATGGGATCGGAGGATTGGACCAAGATGGCACACGCTGCCGGAGTATTGGGCGGAACGAACATCCTGATCGATGACTCTGCGGGAATCACAGTCCATGATATCCGATCGAAATGCCGGCGTCTTAAGAAGCAGGAAGGCCTCGGCCTGATCGTGATCGATTACCTGCAGCTGATCGCAAGCGCCAGCAAGGGCCGCGGGCAGGAGAATCGGCAGCAGGAGGTATCGGAGATCTCCCGGACGCTGAAGCACTTGGCTCGGGAAATGGATGTTCCGATCATAGCACTTTCCCAGCTCAGCCGTGGTGTGGAACAGCGGCAGGACAAGCGTCCGATGATGAGCGATCTTCGAGAATCCGGATCGATCGAGCAGGATGCGGATATCGTGGCCTTTCTGTACCGGGATGACTACTACGACAAGGAATCCGAGAAGAAGAACATCATCGAGATCATCATTGCGAAGCAGCGGAACGGCCCGGTCGGCACTGTCGAGCTGGTCTTCCTGAAGCAGTTTAATAAATTCGTCAATTACGACCGGGTTCATATGGATCCTGGTCCGCAGCCGCCGCGTCAGCACAAGGTGGTCAATTTGGAGAAGCGCCAATACGCGTAAGCCAAAGGAGGCTAATGGGAGATGAAGAACGGAAAGCGGCCGACGAGGCGGCAAAGAATTGAAATCAAAGACCGGGGACTCAACCCCGAAAACTGGCTCGTAGAGCGAGATACACCTGCAGCTATGGTCCTGATTCATCGGTACACTAACAGCTCGCGGACGATCCGGCGGGGTGCGTGATGAGCAGGTGGAGTCACTGGCACGTTTATGAGTACATGAGGCATCGGTACATTCATACCGGTCTGATGCCGGATCAGCAGGAACTGCTCGCCGAATTTGCTGACATGGAGCCGGCACTTATCGAAGAGGGCGTGAAGGAATTCAATCTGGCCATGTCGATCGGGGGTCGATTACATGCATAGTAAGGCCTCCATCGATCCGTTTTTTCAAGAGGTACCATGGGAGATCATATACGATCACGACGGCAAACAGATAGGAGAGGTTTTCGTGCTTCGTGGCTGGTTGAAATCCAAGAGAAAAAGGAGGGCCAAGAAACGTGGAAGTGCGAGAAGAAATCAAAAGGGTTATTGACGATCTTGAAACGAAGGCAGAGGTCGTAGATAACGAGGCAGCTGCTGCAGCTTATCGGTATGCCGCCGAACAGTTGAAGAAGGTGGGGATATGAACCGATATGTCGGTGTTGACCACTCAACCAAAACAGGGGTCGCTATATTGGACCCGAACGGTAATGTCTTGAAAAGGATTGAGATTCAAGCGGAGGGGGCGTTAGATGCTGGACGGATCAACGATGTCGTTGTCCGGACACTCCGGTTAATCCAACCAACCGACAGGGTGGCCATCGAAGGGTTTTCTCATGGTTCGACGGGTTCGTTTGTGGGACAACAGTACGCAATAGGCTGGGCAATCCGCATCGGACTGCATGTTCGAAAGCAGAAATACATCGAGGTAGCTCCTACCCAGCTCAAAAAATTTGCTACCGGGGTGGGGAAAGGATCGAAAGACGATTTGATCTTGCCTATTTTCAAACGCTGGGGGTTTGAACACCCAAGCGATAACGTCCGGGACGCATTTGTCCTGGCACAAATTATTAGAGCGATTCATGAAGATGTTCCGCTCACCAAACCGCAGCAGGAAGTCATTCATAACATTATAAATCCGCCGGCAAAGAAGCCGGCAAATAAGAAAAAGAAGAGAGGAAAGTGATCGATATGGGGAAAGATTTTGCGAAGCTTACTGGAGAATTAGCGAAAGGCATCAAAATTGGGGAATCGTCTATTGAGATTAAATTGACCTTTCCGCTTAAAGCAGCATTACCGCATTTGGTCTTCTTAAGTAACAACCAGGGGGAAGAGCTTAACGTATTCCTTGGGGATCCGCAAATGTCATTCGATTTTGATGAGGAGGATGACGACGCGTACAAGCTATACACAGGCGGCCGCCAAGTAACAACGGATGCCTCCGGCGTGGTGACATCGGTCGAGCAGCCTGAAAAGGACGAGAACCAGGCAGAGCTGCCACTTGATGAATCGGGTACAGGAGAAGAATCGGGTCTTGGCGTGGATCAGGCAGGAGATCCGGAAGGGGAGCCGCCGGCAGAAGACGCACCGCCGACAGAAGAAGGCGATGAGCTGAGTGACAATGATAAGGGAATTATGGGTGAGGGAAAAGCTCAGGAAGGATCCGATCTGCCGGAATGGATGAAGGAAACAAAAGACGAACAGCCTCCAAGCGATCAGGAAATGAACTTCGAGGATACTGATCAGGAATCGGGGGAGGATGGCGCTCCAGCTGCTGCCGAGGAAAACCAAACTGCTGGCGACGTCGAGATCAGCCCGGAAGAGTTGGAACAATACATCCTCTCGCAGCGCCCATCTTTCCCAGACCTTCAGCTCGACTTCCCAAGGTTGTTCGAGCGTAAACGGAAGGATGGAGTGACCTGGAGGGAGATCGCTAAAGAAGTGGGGATGACCTCTGGGCAATTGAGCGGCAAAATCTCCAAGTACAAGGAAGAAGTCAAAAAGGTAATGATGAGCCACGGCGTGGCCTAAGGATAGATGCAAGCGAGCCCCGGTCGAAGCTGACCGGGGTATCTAAATACATGCTTCGGATAGAACATATGATCTATTTCTTGTGGGGGGATTAAGATGAAATTTTTGACACCAAGAGAACTAATCGTAGACAACTTCGCCGGCGGCGGGGGAGCTTCTACAGGGATCGAGCTGGCAACCGGCCGGAGTGTAGATATTGCGATTAACCACGATCCAGCAGCGATCTCTATGCATCGCGCCAATCACCCTGAGACGGAGCATTACTGCGAATCGGTTTGGGATGTTGATCCCCGTGACGCGACCAAGGGGAGGCCAGTCGGATTGGCATGGTTTTCTCCAGACTGTAAGCATTTTTCCAAGGCCAAGGGCGGAAAGCCGGTAGAAAAGAAAATCCGTGGCCTGGCATGGATTGTTCTCAAGTGGGCTGGAAAGGTTCGACCAAGGGTCATAATCCTTGAAAATGTGGAGGAGTTCAAAACGTGGGGCCCTGTAAGAAAGGGTCGCCCGTTAAAAAGTAAGAAAGGCCAGACTTACGAACAATGGAAATCACAGCTTGAAAGCCTGGGTTACGTGGTGGATAGCCGGGAGCTTCGGGCGTGCGATTATGGTGCACCGACGATTAGAAAAAGGCTATTTGTGGTTGCTCGGCGTGACGGCCTCCCAATCGTTTGGCCGTATCCGACGCATGGCGATCCGGAGAGTGAGGAGGTAAAGAGCGGTAAACTGAAGCCATGGCGAACGGCAGCCGAAATTATCGACTGGTCGATTCCATGCCCGAGCATCTTTGAAAGAAAACGACCTCTAGCGGAGAACACTATGAGACGAATCGCCCGAGGACTGCAAAAGTTCGTTTTTGATAACCCGAGGCCATTCGTGATCAAAGTCAACCATAGCAAAGACGACGCTTTCAGAGGCCAAGAGATAGATCAGCCGTTCCAAACAATCACAGCGAAGAACGGATGGGGAATTGTCATTCCGCATATTACCAAGTTCCGCGGTGGTGCAATTGGACACCCAATGTCTGACCCACTCCATACAATCACATCCGGCGCGGGGGCTGAACGTCCAGCAGGCGCCGCACATGCGATGGGCTTAGTTACCGCTTTCCTGACTCAGTACCACTCCTACGACGACAGCGCTCGTGGGCAAACGCTCGACCGACCGCTACTTACACAGGACACTTCAAACCGTTATGGATTGGTAACGAGTCACTTGATCAAGCTGCGGGGCACCTGCCGAGACGGCCAGTCGATCGCGGAGCCGATGCCGACAATCACAGCCGGTGGGTTGCACGTCGGCGAGGTTCGGGCCTTCCTGCTCAAATATTACGGCAGTGCTGATAACGGCCAGAACTTGGGCGAACCCCTGCACACGGTTACCACGAAGGACAGGTTCGGCTTAGTAACGATCCATGGGGTTGATTACCAGATCGTAGATATCGGCATGCGGATGCTAGAGCCCCACGAACTATTTGCCGCACAGGGATTCCCGCCGAATTACATCATCGATGTTGATGCCGACGGCAAACGGTACTCAAAGAGTGCTCAGGTTGCTCGCTGCGGCAACGCAGTCCCGCCGCCGTTCGCCGAGGCTCTAGTCCGGGCGAATCTGCCTGAGCTTTGCACGGGATCAGGCAATGCTCTAACATTGGAGAGATACAAGGAAGCTGTAGGAGCTGGGCAGATGGAGTTTACGTTATAACCTCAAGAAGATTGTTTAGGGTTATTCATTTTGGCTATGCCTACTACTTCGAATACCATGTCTTTGAGAGAGGTTAATAACGGATATCTCTTCGATACAGGAGTGTAACTTCCAATAGACAAAATATTCATTCCATTTTGATCCGTAGATATGCCGGAGTCCACCTGACCGGGAGAAGCATTGTGGGTTGCATTATTTCTAAAGGTTCGAATTTCATTAAAAATACTTGATTCGACAATACCTATCAACCTCTCAAATTTTTGGGGATCAATTTGAAGTAGCTTTTTAACCAAATTGTTGTTAAATGAGATCATAGCCCATTTTATACCGTAATTTATTGATAGAATATGTGCAACTGTGTCTAGAGCGGAAAAGGATTTGAAAAGAAAGACTTCACTGTAATATTCAAAACCTTCTTTGTTTAGCAGGTGTTGATTCTCTGTGAAGTTAGGGAAGTACTTATCGTTTGTTCTATCATAATAGGGTTCATCTGGGATGCCGTTCTGATAATAAAATGAGGCCATCATATAACTAAAATTTAATTCACGTAAGCGTTGAGCCAAGATACGAGCCCAAGTTCTAATTTCAATTGTCTCATCATCTAAAATTGTGAATTGTTCACTTATAAATTCTGAATCGGTAAATTCAAAGTGGGTAGATAATTTCTTCAGTTTCTTCATTTCGTCTGTAGTAGGGAAAGAAATCTCGTACATTTGATAACCTCCAAAAAATAAATGACCCCCATATCCTTGGCCGGGGCGGGGGTCAATCGGTAATATATTCCTCTCAGTAATTATAGCATAAAGGGGAATGAGGGGAATGGCGATGGCATGGGGACAAGCAGAGCTCTTTCCAAAAGCAAATGAAGCAGAGATCCAGCGCACTAAATTCCTGCTCAGCAAATATAAAGAGATGACTATGCTTATGCAGGATTTTGAGAAATTCGAACAGGACCTTAAACAAGTGGCCATAGATGGCGAAGCAGCTCGCCGTATCGATCAGGAAGATCTGCATGCTGATAAGACTGCCAACGCTACGATTCTGATTGAAAAGCAGCGCTGGGTATATCAGAAATATCAGTTCTACACTAGGCAACTCGAGAGGGCCTTTGGATTAATTCAGGATGACGAGGCAAGGAAGGCTGTCGAGTTTAGGTATATGCAGGGTTACTCTTACAAGGAGACGTTGTTATTCTTTCGCCACGGCTTGTCTGACAGCACTATCCGTAGAAAGATCATCGAGGGAACCGAGAGCATGGCTAACACGTTAAAACTGATGGGATTCTTTGATCAAGATAATGTGGAGTTTTAAGAAGTAAGGCAACAAAAAGCGGCAAACTAAGATGCGAAATAAAGTTCTTAGTTTACCGCTATTTTAATTGAACTAACTTTTCCCACTAGCTTAATACAAAACAGTTGCAATACGGGTTATCAGCATCGATAACTCGTAATTATACATCCTCATGCGCAAGAGAAATTGATAAATCACGGTAAGTGTTGATCTGCTGTTGGAGTTCTGCTACCTTCTGCTCAGCACCAGCTATTGCATCAACTCCAGCGATCCAGCGCAGCGGTGGCTCCTTCTCGTTTGCAATAATGAGCAGCGCCTTAGCAAGTTTGGCTGGGTCTCCAGGTTGGTTCCCGTTTACTGACTCAAACATAGTGCGGCTTTTATTGGAGCGCTCGGTATAATCGTCGATTGTCAACTCGGGCCAGAATGTTGACTCCGGCTCCAACAATTCGGTGCGGAAGAACCCCGGCTCAACGATGGTAGTTTTGATACCAAACGGAGCAACTTCATGGTGCAGAGATTCCATCCATCCCTCAAGAGCGAACTTAGAAGCGCAATAAGCAGAAACATATTCTTGTCCAACAAGACCCGCGATTGATGAGATGGAAATGATGTGGCCGGAACGATTTTTACGCATAATAGGTAATACAGCACGGGTGACGTTCATCGGGCCAAAGACATTGGTAGCAATTTGACGCTCGATATTTTCTTGAGTCAACTCCTCAAAATATCCTGCATAGAAGTTGGCGGCGTTGTTGACCAGCACATCAATGGTGCCAAATCGATCAACTGCTGCCTTGACAGCAGCTTCTGCATCGGAAGGGTTAGTGATGTCCAATCTGAAGACTAGCAGATTTTCATGCTCCCCTAGAACATTGGATACCTTTTCAGTATTTCGCCCGGTAGCAACTACACGATGCCCAGCCGCAAGAGCAGCCTTTGCAATGTCAACCCCCATACCGCGACCCGCACCAGTGATAAACCAAACTTTATTGTTAGCCATAAAGTAATCCTCCTAATTTTGTAAACTTAATTTTCCCCATTTTTCACTGCGTATTCCCCAACATGAATCTAATGGAGCAAGAATAGGTTACTCCTTTGAGCGCACTCTAAAGCAAGCGGATTTTCTCTTCTATTTTTTTCCTTTAATTATATTAAGAGAAACAGTTTCCTAATTCATTTTCATAAAAATTTATTTTAGTATCAAGAAACTCTAAGCTTTGACGAATCTTCTCGAATTCTTCTATTACTTTTTTTCGATGTTTTTTTAGAAGTGCTAACCTTTCTTCCATTGTCTCATCCCCCATATACCCCCACATGATAAATTGTTTCATATCTTTTAGTGACATCCCCGATTTTTTTAGATGGAGCAAAGTTTCAACCCATAATTTGTCTTTATCCGAGTAAACTCTCACATTATTCTCGTCTCTGTTTACTTTTATCAACCCTTCTTTCTCGTAATACCTCAATGTATGTTCGCTTACCCCAACGATTTTAGAAAATTCACCAATCGAATATGTCAATTTCAATCGCCTCCATTAAATTTGATATGCCATTTCTTAAATTGTGCTATAAAAAGAGAGTAATACTTAGAGTTCACTCTAAGTCAAGAAGTTAGCTGTGCCCCCTATACATTTGTAACCAAGGTTGTCCATTTGCTCATTGCATTATCCTGCCGTTAGCTTAATAACCTCATCTGCTTTAATATCAGGAAAATTGATTAAGCAGAACATGCATGGAATTAAGCGGAATTTGACCGTAAACTGAACACTAATTGACTCTAACGTGACCCTAACTTGAGCATCACATGACGGTTTTCCCGTGGTAGGATGTAAGCATAGAAAAAGGCGAGAATGACACGCACGAGCCGCATAAATGCGGCAATTGTAACCGGGGCGTACCTCTTCTCGCTTTTTCTATTACCACTTTAAGACAGGAACTAAAATCTGAAGTGGCCGAGTATTGATTAATGCATTACAAGAGTGCTGACACAATCAAGAGTGTGACGATACCAGCTACAATGCTTGTTATGGCTGATACAAATAAGAGTGCGACTACTGTAGTGATAACAATTGATAACGTTTTATTCAACCATAACTCTCCTGTCTATGACTTGTCACTTTCCAGAATAATACAAACGGGGACAAATATCAAAATAGTGAGATATCTGATGAACTATTCGCATACTTTGGAGCTATTTCGATAATTTGGCGATTTTAGGTTTTGACTCGAATTTTTCGGGCTCGTTAAAATGGTCTTGTCAAACGTATCTAGTTACTAAGTACAGATGCTTTTAAAGCAAAGAGCGCAGCGTTTTTGCTGCGGCCGGCACGGTCGCCATGCTCTGACGGATCTCTTTGCAGATATGAACTGAATATATATTCTGAAGTCGTTCCTTCCCGGAGCGGCTTTTTTTATTTTCGCTAAGGAGCGTGATCTTTTATGAAGTGGATCCAATGGTTGATCAAAGTGACAGCAGGCAGCTCACCAAGAAATCGAGAGGAACGTCGACATGGCCGGAAAACGTAATAAGCTGCAACGGCCACGATATAAACCGAAGCAGCCTGATAAATGCAAAGGTTGTTTTTGGGGGCAATGGACGGGGACCAAGCAGTTCTGCTGCAAACAGCGGTGTGAAAGGAGCCTTGAACATGAACGAAGATGAGCATAATATTCTAGGTGTGTTTAATGGGATGTTAAATGGTCTGATGATATCAATACCATTATGGGCGTTGATTGTTTGTGCTATTATTGCTTTCTGTTAGGCAGGGAAATCCTTCCTCATGTCGAATTGTGATGTCGAGGAGGTGATAGAATGTCGAAACACTTGGATATACTTCAGTCGTACAAGCAGGTTGTAGAGTCCTATGAGAACGTTGGTGAATGGAGGGTATGGATTCATCACGACCACATTGGCAGTACAGAGATCACTATAAGAATTGATCTTGGCAGTGATGGAAAGTATCATTACTCTACAAGCCATTATTACCAAGGCTCTAATCAAGCAGGCCCGTACATTTCATCTCGTAATAGTGAAGATACAGTCGAGCAAGCTTTGGAGAGCGCAATGAGCCAGTTGTTGTCGTTCTTTAAGAACGATGATGATGGAGCTCGATGGATTGAAGCGAAATAGGGATCAGCACCTTCGGGTGCTTTTTCTTTTTGCTCTCGGACCACGCGCGAAATATAAGCCGATTTAAGGCGTTTGTGATCGATCACGGACGAATAGTGGAACGGGTCAGGAAAACGGCAGAGAAGGGGCATAGCGTTGGCGTGTGCTCCTATTTGACGTACGTGTATATGCGAAACCAACTCAACTCAAATAGGATGGTGAAGGCATGGATATCAGAGTCATCTCGATAGACCGGATTAACGCAGCTACTTACAACCCGAGGATTGATCTGCAGCCAGGGGATCCAGAATATGAAAAACTAAAGAGTAGTATCGAGGAGTTTGGATATGTCGAGCCGATCGTCTGGAACGAACGTACCGGCAACATGGTTGGCGGGCATCAACGATATAAGATCATGGTTCATGAGCTAGGCCGGACCGAACTCCCGGTTTCAGTCGTTGACCTGGACGATCAGCAGGAACGACTGCTTAATTTGGCGCTGAACAAGGTTTCCGGACGATGGGATGAGGAAGCGTTGGCCAGGCTGCTGTCAGAGCTGCAGGAGGCAGGCGCGGATCTCTATTTGTCCGGATTCGACCAAGAGGAGATCGAAGACCTTGTCAGTAATCTGCCCGAAGTTCCAGATATTGAAGAGCCAGTCGTTGAGGATGACTTCGACATAGGGAAGGCATTGGAAGACATCAAAGAACCCGAGACGCAGCGGGGTGATGTCTGGCAGCTCGGCCCCCATCGGTTGGTCTGCGGAGATGCTACGGATCTGGAAGACGTCTCCCGATTGATGGAAGGAGCCAAGGCGGCCCTAGTTGTCACGGATCCGCCGTACAACGTGGCAATCGAAAGTGATTCAGAGCGCCTGGCCGCTGATGGCCGAAGCAGCATAATGAACGACAATATGCCCGCAGAGGAATTTGCGGGCTTTTTGCATGCTGTCTTTGAACGGTACTCGTCGATCATGGAGCCTACGGCTGCTATCTATGTCTTCCATCCGTCGTCTTATCAGCGAGAGTTTGAGGATGCCATGAACGCTGCCGGCATTGTCGTTCGCAGCCAGTGCGTTTGGGTGAAGAATGCCGCTTCGTTTGGCTGGTCACAGTATCGCTGGCAGCATGAACCGGTCTTTTATGCTCATCTACGCGGCAAGGCTCCTGCTTGGTATGGCGACCGCCGCCAATCGACGGTATGGCGCGCCGGCCTTCCTGGTGAGCCAGCGGAACCAGCAACTGTCTGGGAGGTATCCCGCGGAGATGTCAGCAAATATGTTCATCCGACGCAGAAGCCACTCGAGCTCTTGGCCATACCAATCGGCAACAGCAGTCAGAAGGGTGATGAAGTAGTTGATTTCTTCGGAGGATCGGGGTCCACACTCATGACCTGCGATCAAATGGGACGCAGATGTCGGACTTTGGAGCTCGATCCGGTATTCTGCGATGTCATTAAGAAGCGGTACCAGGCAACTACTGGTATCGAGCCTGTTCTTATTCATCGTATTGTATAAATCATCGATATCCTTCAAAGGATAAAGTTGTTATTCCTTCGAAGGATGGTGCTTTCAATGATAAAAAAGTTAACTGTATGTTCATTGATACTGAGTTTGGTTCTACAAACAGGATTTTGCTATGGCGAAATAAATAAGCCCCAAGAATCGAGAGAACTACAGTTCCAAGACATGTAAATGATTTTCCTATTACCATACATGCAAGAGCAGCTTCCAGAAATTTATGCGCCATTGCTAACGGAAGTACCATTATTTTATCCCAATTTTGTTGATGTAATAAGCGTTGAACGAGTAAACGGATTTCGCGGGTTCATTTTCTTAATAACGTTAGAAGCTGTTCCGTTTGTAGGCCCACATATCCCAGTCGGAAAAGATAGGTTCACCTTTGAAGTAACATTTGGAGAAGTGAAGCTTATCAGCGTAAAGCACTTAAAAGACCCTGATAAGAATGACTTTCCTCCAAATTATTTAGATATTTTAAGAAACTAGATCAGCTGTCTACATATCTTTTCTTAGCATGGCCATACTAAGAAAAAAATGGCCAGGTGATTATGTGAAGATAAAATTCGTATTAGTAATCGTCGTTGTTTTCCTTGGAAGTTTTCCTTTTTTGGAGGCACAAGCTTCAGCCCATCCAGACCCCAAACTAGAAGTTACTGAAAGAGCACTTCTACAACAACTGAAACCAGAGATCATCGCATCGTTAAATATGATTTTCAAAGAAAAATATTCAAAATTTGATTGCGAACAAATACTCTCAATCAATGAGCGTGTAACAGCTAATATGAAAAATGAAAAAGCAAGACCTGTGGATGCGATCCATGGTACACAGTATTTTGAAATAAAGATTAGCTTATGCAGACCTGATGGGCGAACTGTGGAGATGGACCTAAGGAACGACACGGTAGACGCACGATATCATCTTGTAGGGTATAGAATATATTAACTTTAGACCAACCGCCTAGGGGCGGTTATTTAATTTGTCGAGACATATTAAAAGGAGGACGCGGTAACGTCCTCCTCATAGACCAGGGTATCCCCCGGCTGAGATAGCGGCCCGCCGCGCGCGGCATTTAGCTGACATCCGCTATCTCGCATTCCATCATAACGGAAAGCCGAGGGGAACGACAATGGGAACACCTGAGAATAAAGATTTGCTTCTGCAGCACGAGCTTGAAGTCATGGAAGGTATCCTCGAGAGCAAGGAGCAGTACCGCAAGATCGTCAAAGCCGGAATAGCCAAGTGGGTCAAAGATTTTCAGGACGGACGAATCGAGATCAGGACGGTGGATGACCTGAAAAAGCTGATTGAAATAGATATTGAACTGCAGAAGGATGATCTGTGATTTCCAAAACGCGTTAGACTTTCGCCAATTCTGCCTATATTGAATGTGCACCCCTCATAAGGGGTGACACCAAATAGAAGGAATGAACAAAAATGAAACTACCTAATTACTTGAAAATGAACGGATACGAGGAGAATTCCATCGAAGAGCGGTTAGCCGAACTCACCAAACGGGCCCCGAGTCTTGAGGAACGAATCCAAGAGCTGAGCGGCTCTTCCCTTGAGGAAAGGCTACAAGCTCTACGTTCAAAGTCTGGTCAGGTAAGGTACGAATGGCCGCCTTATCTCTATCATAGGAGGTAAGTAAAACAGGCTTAACATTGAAGAGAAGGCGGGCCATAGGTCTGCCTTCATTCGTTGGGGGTGGTGATTGTGTAACATGGCCAGAAGGAGAAGTCCCGAACGGGACAAGGCGAAACAAATGTGGTTGGAGAGCGGCGGGACGATGAAGCTTAAAGACATCGCCGTCGCTCTTTCTATTCCGGAATCCAGAGTCCGAAAGTGGAAAGCTGTGGACCGTTGGCAAGATGAATTGAATGGGAGCGCTGAAGCCTATTCCAAAGGGAGCGCTCCAAATGGAGCGAAAGGGAGCGTCCCGAAGTCAAGGGGAGCGCCCAGAGGGAACACAAACGCTGTCGGTAACCGTGGCGGCGCCCCTCCCGGCAACCAAAATGCCAAGGGAAACCGCGGTGGTCCGGGTGGACCATATCGCAACAAGAAGGCGTTGAAACATGGCATGTATGAGACGATTTTCCTCGACACTCTTGAAGATGAGGAAATGGAGCTGCTTGAGTTGATCGACACAACTCCCCTTGTCCAGTTGGAAGAACAGCTCCGCATGCTTACTCTCCAAGAACGGCGTCATATGAAGAGGGTTAAGCTTCTGGAAGAAGGACTGACCGATCATGAACGGAAGATCAAGGAGGAGCTCACCCAGCGAAAAGACTTGGTACCTTACACCAGCCCTAAGAGTGGGAAACAAATGCAGGTCCCCGTCCTTACTGAAGGCATGAAAGTCACCGAGATTACGACCGTCATAACCTCAAAACTGGACAAAATCCTCAAGCAGGAGGAAGCTCTGGTTAAAACAAGAGATAAGAAGCTCCGCGTAATCAATCTAATCGCAAACATGAAACAAGAGGAAGAAAAACTGAAGATCGCTCGCGAACGGTTGGAGTTGGATAAATTCAAAGTATTAGGACGTGGCGATGAGGAGGAGGTTGACGACGATGAAGATGATGGCGAGGATGATTTAGGATGGTAATATTGCTTGCAAATGAGCACCGCCGGCGGATCAAACGGAAGCTCCGGAAGCGGCCAGATAAACTGGAAGAACTGAAGGCGATTCTATCCGACTTCGAACAATTCTGTTTCCGGATGCTGAAGATAAAGAACAAGTCCGGTGAAATCGTCCCTCTTATACTCAACGATGCTCAGCGTCGCTATGCATCGAAGGTATTCACGGATATCTCAGGTGGAAAGCCCGTTCGTATTGTTATCTTAAAGGCCCGCCAGATGGGATTCTCTACGGTCACGGAGGCGCTGATATATTATTTCACTTCGCTGCAGGAAGCGAAGAACGGCTTTATTGTTGCTCAATCTTCCGACGCGTCCAGCAACCTGTATGATATGTTCCAGCTTTATTATGAAAAGGTCCCACCGATTATCCAGCCAATGACCCGGAAAAACAACGCGAAGAAGCTGACTTTCGAGAATCCGGCGATTCGCCCAGCAGATCGTCGGAAGAATCCAGGACTGAAATCGAAGATTACCGTACAGACGGCGGAGAGCCGGGTCCTTGCCCGTTCAGACACAATCCATTACCTGCACGCTTCTGAGTTTGCCTTTTGGCCTGCGAAGAAGAAGAAACGGCATCTGCTGTCCTTGCTAGCCGCCCTATCGAAGGAACCGGGTAGCTTGGGTGTGATTGAGTCAACCGCTAACGGCATGGAAGAGTTCAAATCATTGTGGGATGCAGCTGTAAAGGGCGAGAGCGACTTCGATCCGCTCTTTTTTGCTTGGTTTGAAATGCCGGATTACCGTAAACCGGTCCCGCCTGGCTTCGAACCAACCGAAGAAGAACTGGAGCTGAAACAGAAATACGGGCTCGACGATGAGCAATTACAGTGGCGCCGATACACCATCCGGAACGATTGCGGTGGTGATCCGCGGCAGTTCGATCAGGAGTATCCTTCGGAGCCTGATGACGCGTTCCTGCTGTCCGGCGAAGGCATCTTTGATAACAAGTTTATCAAACGTCTGCGGGATGCGATCAGCGTAAAAGGCAGCTTCCATGAAATCGATTTTGTTAAGAACAAGATCATTCCTTCGCACGAGGCTGGCGAGCTCGTTATCTACCGCAAGCCGGAGCCTGGCAAGCAATACGTTCTGGCTGCTGATACGGCCAAAGGTAAAGAAGATGGTGACTATGATGCCGCCTATGTAATCGAGGTGCGTACAGGCGAAATGTGCGCGGCTCTGCACGGCAAATGGGACACTGACTTGTATGGCAAAAAACTGAATACGCTAGGTTTGTTTTACAATACCGCGCTTCTGGCCGTAGAGAACAATAATACCGGGGAATCGGTGCTGAATACGTTGTTCAATACCTGCCACTATCCGCTGCTCTTTATGCACAAGAAGGGAACGATGGGATGGAACACCAACCAGGCAACCCGTCCTGTGATGATCAGCGACTTTAAGGAAGCGATCCGCGATCAGCTTTTCGACATTTACTGTCCGGATCTGTACAGCGAATGTATGACGCTGATTGACAAGAACGGCAAAGCAGAGGCCGATAGCGGTTGTAACGATGACCGTGTCATGGCCTATTCCATAGCCCTTCAGGTGAGACAAGTAGCAGACAAATGGTTTGAATGGTTCAAAAAGAAACAGCAGAAGCGGGAAGAACAGAATGAATATGAGGAAGAAGTGGGGTGGATATAGATGGGCGAAGGCAATGCCGCTTGGTTCCCGATCGCAAAGGAGGGGGGACGACATATCCCGTCCAGCGCTCAGCTACCCGATGTATTTGATAAGCTCTATGATCAGCATGGCCTGTTACCATTTGAACCAGGTAATGATCCGGCCAGCTGCAGGCAGCTTGTCAAAAACAGCAATATCATTCCGCAATGCATAGAAGCTTATAAACGTAATATCGCTGGTCATGGCATCGCATTAGAGTACTTGCCGGGTGAAGATGACAGCACAGCCAAGGAAGAATGGGACCGGGCTGAACGGTTCCTGGAGACCTGTAATTTAGAGGATTCGCCGGACGAGATTGTGAGCCAGCTGATTGAAGATCTCGAAAGCACTGGAATGGGGAATTTGGAGGTTGCATGGCCGTCAGGCAGTGAGTTCCCAACGATTTTTCGGATGGATCCGAAGTATGTTCGTTGTACCAGGGAGAGCAACCTTACAACGATCAAGCGGAAACGGAGAATAAGCTCAACCAAGAAGATCGAAGAGTTTTCGCAGGAAATCTATGCCCGGCGCTATGCCATGAAGCGGGGGACATCCGTGGTTTGGTTCAGGTTGTTCGGTACTGAAGGCACCAATAATCAAATCATCCCCTTGCGCATTGGTAACGATGGCGCATATGGGGAACCAAGGTGGTTCGGAAATGCGCCTGGCGTAGTAGGGGCTCGCGAAGCTGAGGAGCTGAACGTTTCCTATTTTAGCAATGGCCGCATGCTGTCCATGATCCTGACCGTAACAAATGGGAAACTGACGAAGCAGTCTATGGAACTGCTGAAGAACGTCAAGGGCTCACAGTCTCAAGGCGGAATCTTATACCTCGAAGCTAAGGGAGAAGAAACAGGCGGTCCAATGGATGAGAAGGTCGAGAAGGTTGCAATAAAGCTGGATAAGCTGAACGACCTCTTACAGCAGGACGCCCTTTTCCTCGAATACGGCAAGGAGAAGAAATCCGATATCCTGTCCGCCTTCCGGCTGCCGCCGATCTTGGTCGGCCAGAGCTCGGATTATAACCGTGCAACAGCTCAGGCTGCGCTTCAATTTGCGGAGGAACAAGTCTTTGAACCCTATCGCAAATGGATCATGAACGAGCTGTTCAATAAGCGACTGTTCCCAGCAATGGGGATTTTCCGGGTGCGGGCGGTACTACGCGGTCCGAACATCATTGATCCGGATGACCGTAAATCGATGTTGGATTTCATCGCCGACCGTGGCATTATGCTGGTACGTGACCTGATCCCGATAGCAGAGGACGTTCTGGGGACAACGATCGATGAAAGCAAATACAGCCCTGAATATCTTGATACGCCGATTGCTCAGCTTGCTGGAAGCCAACCAGAGTTGCTCGATTCAGAGAAATACAACGACACGGATAACCTGCAGGAGCGGGTTGTTACGATCGCCAAGCGATTGCTACGTAAAGGCGGGGCCGAGGTGGGCGCACATGTGTGAAGCATGCTGGACGCTAATTGCTAAGGCCGATGATGATGAGTTTCTGGATAGCCTTGAGCTGACCTATGTGGAGCGTAAGGTACTGGAACAGCTGTATAAGCAGGCCGAAGAACGAATCATGGAGATATTGGAACTTCAGGGTGAGGCGCTGCAAGATGCGATTGCGGAACTGAGTGAGGAATCCCTGGGTGACATCGGCGAGCTGGCAAAGGTGCTTATCTCGCTTCATACCTCGGAAGTGTTCTCGGATATGTTTGAGCAGGCCATACAGGAAGCGTTCGAGCCATTGTTTCATTTGGCCGGAGAATCAGAGTTGGTTGCTTTGGACGATGCAAAGATCTGGAGTACCAAGAACAAGGCAGCAAGGGAATTCGTGAAAGAGATTCGCGAATTGGTACCGGATATGAACACGGCCTCCACAGATACACTGCTGCGTAGCTTTGAAAAAGCGATCGATGAAGGGAAGACGCCATCTGAACGTGCCTTGCTGGTTCAGGAAATCAGCGCCCAGGCAGCTGAGGGAGAAGATGGACCGTTTTCCATGCAGCGGGCACAACGCATCTCGCGCACCATGAGCACGGCAGCGGCCAACGGTGGGAAGCTGGAAGGCTGGAAGCAATCTGAGGTGGCCAAGGGTAAGAAATGGCGCTCTGCTGCCGGCACACGGACTCGGAAATCCCACCGGAAAGCGAATGGCCAAGTGGTTGCGTTGGACAAGCCGTTTAAGGTCGGGGACAGCAAGCTGATGTATCCGGGCGATCCGGCAGGGGGAGCCAAAGAGATTGTAAATTGCCGCTGCACGATGCAGTTGGTTATGGATTAAGCGAGGTGAACTGAATATGAGGAAAGTAGTAGGTATGGTACTTTTATTGTCATGCCTGTTTGTCATTGGATTATTCCTGAGAGGAGGTGAGAAGAAAAATGCCATTCAAATTGAAAGACGCCAAAATTACACACTTGTCGCTCGTTGATAAAGGCGCCAACGGGGTACCGTTCGCCATCATAAAGAGCGCGGGTAAAAACGCGATTCAAAAGCAAGTACAGATTGCCAAAGTGGATGATACTAAACGGATCGTGATCGGGGTTGTGTACCAACCAGATACGCCGGATGCTCACGATGATCAGATGACTGCAGATGAAATTGAAAAGGCAGCTCATTTGTTCATGGAAAACCAACACACCTACAATATCGATAAGCAACATGATTTGGAAGCTGACAAAGGTTATGTAGTCGAATCCTATATTGCTCCGTGTGATATGGAAATTGGCGATCAGGTGATTGTCAAAGGATCGTGGGTCGCTGGCGTTAAGGTGACGGACGATGAGACATGGGAATCCATTCAGAAAGGCGAAATCACCGGGTTTTCGATGTGGGGTGTGGGCAAACGAGAAGAGATCCAGGAAGAAGAACAGGTATCCAAGGGCCTGCTAAATCGAATAGCGAAAGCTCTTGGCCTGATCGAAAAGGGTGCTGTTGCTGACAAATACAATAAAAACCGAAAGAACCGTGAATTCTGGGCTGCTCAAGACGCTCTGAACGCGGTTCTTTTTCGTTGGGACTCATGGGAGACGGGGACGGAAACAGACCCGGAAATCATTCGCGAAGCACTGCAGGACTTCGTCGATATTGCCCAGGACGTCCTGGTGCATGAAGACATTGTAAAAGCCATTGGTAAGCCGCCTGAAGCCATTGCCAAGGCAGGGAAGAAAATCTCTAGCGGCAATATGAAGCACATTGATGATGCCATCAACGCATTAACCGAACTGAAAAATAAGACGGCTCCCGAAGTAGATGAGGAGCAAGAGGAGGATGACGATTTGAAACCAGAAGATATTGCAAAAGCTGTTGCGGCTGCCATTCAGCCGATCGTTAAGCAGGTTGAAGGTTTGGCCGCCGATGTGACGGAACTGAAGAAGCAGGAGGGCGAAGGAGCCGATCCTGCAGCCATCACAGAGGGCGGAAATGAAGCGCAGTCCGATGCTTTGGCGGACGTCATTGCGAAAGCGCTAGCCCCACTACAAGAGCAAATGACCACACTGGCCGCTGATGTGCAGCTTGTTAAAAACAGTCGCGGCGGATCCGCGCAGGGCGAGCCCGAAGACGACATTAAGAAGTCTGCCAACGGAGGCGTAAGCTTCAGCGGCTTGCTTTAATCAGTCCAAATTTGAAGGGAGATAAATAAGTATATGAAAACCAACGGACAAATCATTCAGAAATCGACCATCGTTACACCAATGGACCAAACTGCTCTCAATTATGAGCAGGTAGACAAATTCACGGAAATGGCTTACGAATCGACAAGCTTTTTGAAAGGGATCCGCACGGTGACTCGTACCAGTGCAAAGGGCACCATCGATAAGATCGGTGTAACCGGTCGTAATCTTCGAAGCAAGGTTGAGAATGCTGGGGCGACGAATACGGCTGCTCCTACTTTCCCGCAAGTGCCTTACGCTGTAGCTCCTGTCGTGCTGCCTTTTGAAATTACGGAAGAGTTCATCCGTCAGACTCAACGTGTCCGTGGTCAAAACGCTGAGGATATCATCATGGCAGCTATGACAAGAAACTTCGGCGAAAACATGCAAGATCTCGGATTCAACGGGGATACAGCTACACCCAACACTGACCCTGATTATGATTTCTTGAAGATCAATGACGGATGGCTGAAGAAAGCGAAGTCCAAGGGGAATTTTATTGACTGGGCCACGCTTCCGGCTGAAAAGAAGGTGGGAATCTTCTTCGAACTGGAAAGAGCCATTCCAACACGCTTGCGTGCTAGCGGTGAATTTAAGTATTTCATGCATCCGAACACTTTCAGTGAGCGGCTGCAGAAGCTGGCTGAGAAGGATACCAGCGCATCCATTCAACTGCAAATCACTGGTGGTGTGAAGAAAATCAACTCCTACGATGTGGAGGAAGTGCCACACATGCCAGAAGGTGCTGTATTGTTCACCTATCATCAGAATTTTGTACTGGTGAATACCTATGACATGCAGATCCGGAAGACCACGGAAGGTAAAGAAGCTATTTATGCGGACAAGCGCTTCTATGCGATCCATTCGGACTATGATTCTATCTTCGAAGAGCCGGGAGCTGTCAGTTATGCGGAAGGGGTGACATTCTAATGCCATTCATTACTTATCGGGGGGATAATACGTCTTTGATGCTCTATGGCATCCGGTTTCCTGCCAAAGTGCCGGTAATGGTCGAGAATGAATCGATTGTGAAAAAACTTCGTGAGCGACCTGATTTCGACATCAATGAGGAAAAGGTCATTCCTTTAGAGGACTTGACCGTCCCTCAGCTCAGAGACAAAGCGAAACTGGTGGGTATCGATGGTTATGCGGAGATGAAAAAGCCGGAGCTGATAAAAGCTTTGAAAGGGGATCTTGCTCCGGTTGATAATGATCCGCCTGTCAACGATCCAGGTAAGACAGAGGGAGCTGACGGTAAAAATGCTGACAGCAACAATTCTACGACAGCGTAGCCGCGTAACCCCTATTCAGGAGGCGACGACCCAACAATTGGAACAGTACATTGATGACGCACAGGCGCGCATCGAACTGTATTTACCCGTACCCTTTCCGGAGGTCGTGGATCGGCAGCTCATGCTGGCATGGGTCAAATTAGCCGAGGGGCTGGCCCTGCAGGACAGTGAGGAATACCTGGCTGCTGTCGCACGGAACTACGCATCTGAGAGTGACGGGGCTTGGACATACACTCGGCAGGCGATCGCCGGCAAAACCACGGGGAACCCGGACGTCGACGCAATCCTATTCCTCTGGGTCAAAAAACAGCAGGAAGGGCCGGATGGTGGCAACATCACGGCCTATTTGCTGTGAACCATCGCTTTAATGCACCTCTTGCTGTGTACCGGGTGGGCAGCAAGAGGGATGGTGATGATCTGTTCAGTGATCGCAAGTCTGGAAAGGTTGCTGATCTGAAATGTTTTGTAATCAAGACAGAGACTTCTGAAAAAACCGACTCCAAACCTGTGTTGTACATTGTCAAAAAGACCATCGGTGTTCCAAAGAGGGCGGACGTCCAGCTTAGTGACGAAGTGCTTCTGCATGGCCGTCGTTATTTGGTCATTGACTCGATCCCGCGTCGTTACTGGCGCGAATTACTGGTGACATGCGAGGTGAAAGGCAATGACCGTTAACGACTTCGATGGATTGGCGCGCCGTTTTCGTCAACTTGCCGACAAGGGAATGAAGCAGGTTCTTACGAATATTGCAGAAGCTTTGGGAGAAGCTTTATTGAACCACGTCATTGACGAGATTGATCGTCAAGGACTGATCGACACGGGACTGATGTGGAATTCATTTACTCGAGGCGGAGAAGGGAACGTATGGGAATGGGATGTTGATCGCAATGCAATTACGCTTGAAGTAGGATCCAATCTTGGTACGGATTCAACCGATCAGAATGTCTGGGGTTATCCACGGTTGATTAACGAGGGATACACGATCCATAAGGCTCATTTCGTGCCGGGATACTGGAACAGCGGCGGTTCGTTTGTATATGATCGCAATGCAAAGGGTGGATTTATGGCCAAGCCGCGATCCTTTATCGGCAGACGGTACTTTGATTTGGCGGTTTCAGAATTTGAAGGCGGGATGAATCAATTGATTATTAAACGTTTGGAAATTGAACTGGAAAGGGTGCTGCGCTGATGGATGCAGGTTTGAAAGCATGGGCTGAAATTGTGCGTCAGGTATACCCTGATCTTCCAATCCTTCGTGACCGAACGCAGTGGCTTGCTGGGAATTTCGAGCGGCCATCGGTGTTTATTGAGACGGCTCTGGTGTCCGACAAGGTCCATACGCCGCGGGCTGACCGGATTATTGAGGATGTGGGGCTGGTGTTCCACTTTGATAAGGAACGTATGACGGAGGAAGATGAGGGTGAGCCGATTCCCTTTGATCTTACCCCGTTCTTCACCTTTCTGCGGAAGGGAAGGTTCTGTTATTCATCCCAACGTTTCGGCGTCGCGTTGGTTATCGAACCACCTCGCACCCGACCAGAAAAGGACAGGATCGAGGTTACCTTCCGATATTCGTATCTGCTTTCTGTTCCAAAGGATCCAGTTCCAAAGATCAATGAATTCTACATTGCATATGGAAAGGAGCGTACACCTTGAGTACAAAACGAAAAGAAAAAGATGATTCCGCAGCTTCGGTCCATTCGGACGTGAACAAGCGGACGAAGCAAGAATGGATTGAGGGCGCCGCAGCCTTGAAGCACGAACGCTTCGAGGTAGCAGGCGCCCTTTTCAATTGCAAGGCAGACGATCTGCTATCTCAGCAAGATGTACAAAGCCGGCTGGATGCTTACCTACGTCCAGAGGCAAAGAAGGAGGACACGTGGAATGTCAATTCAGAGAGTTAGACCAGGCGCGTATGTCGAGTTGATTGCGCTGGCCAAGGCCAGGGTTGCGCCGTCGATGGGGCGGGTGCTGGTCCCGTACCAGGCAGAATGGGGGGCACCTAATTTTGCGGTGGATATGGCGGACACTTCCGAGCGCCTGAAAGAGAGCGGTCTGCAGGTTGATGTATTGGAGCTCGCCGCCGAAACGGGGGCAACGGTGGTCGGGTACCGGGTGACCAACGAACAGGAAAAAACGGCAGCGGCGACGGTGGCCGACAGTTATACGATTGAAGCGCGTTACCCTGGGTTGCGCGGCAACGATTTTGAGTACATGATCCGGACGAGCCTGGTCGATGCGACCAAAAAAGAGATCGTCGTGCGGGATACCAAAGGACTCTATGACACTGAGACATTCTTGGTGGCCGATAAACAATCCGCGGAAGAAGCACTGAAGAAATCCAACATGGTTCGCTTCAAGGCATTGGGCGCTTTAGATATGGCAGATGTGGATTACACTCCACTGACCGGGGGAGTATCTGGAACCGGGACCATCACAGCTTCCGACTGGAGTCGTATATTTAATCGGGTGGATGGCCTAACATTTGATGTATTCTATCTTCCCGCAACTGATCCAGCCGTTCAAGCAGCTGCCAAACAGTGGTTGCTCGATCGACGGACAAAGGCTCGCAGACTGGCGCAGCTGGTTGTTGCTGGACCTGCTGCAGATGACACGGACATTGAAAAACATAACGCGCGCAGCCGCGCAATGAATGCCCGTTACATTGTCAATTGTTCCTTAGCTGGTACACATACCAACGGTAAAACCTATAATTCCGTTCAATGGGCTGCGTGGGTGGCAGGTCTGCTGGCCGGCACGCCTGCGAACAAGTCCTTCACAGGTGTTAAGGTGCCGATGACATTGGCAGCCATTGATTGGAGCCACAGCGAGGTTATGAAGGGCCTGACCGAAGGAACACTCATGGCCACGCGTGATGGGTATGACTACATCATTGAGTCGGCAGTCAATACGTTGACCACCATGGGAGCTGGCGAGCGGGAGGACTTCGGTAAGATCCGTGTATCTATGACGATCGACCAGATCCTTAACGACATTTATGGTGCGGCTAAAAAGCAAAAGGCGAAACTCGACAATGACAAAGATGGCCGGGGGATGTTCATTGCTTCCGTGTTGGAGTATTTGTCCATTCGTGCTGCTCAGAAAGCCATCGCATCGGAATACACTTTCACGGAAGATCCTGATCAAGTTAGCGACTTTGACTATGCTTACTTTAAGCTGTACGCCAAACCGCTTGATGCGATTGAAGCATTCTATATCACATGGGAGGTGGCGTAATCGATGGAACGCGAACTGATTGGCCGGAATCTATCCGTCCAGGATGACAACGGGGATCCGATCCAAACAATTAAGGAGATCGAGGTCATTTTGCAACCTGAAACACTGGATGTCGTGCGCGCTCGAAAGATGGCGAAGACGAAACAGATCGTGGGTTATGAAATCCCAGTCAAACTGGTCATGTCTAAGTTGGAATCACGCCTGCGCTATCGCTTGTTGTCTGATTTCAAGGCGGGCAAGACGATGTTCTTGGATCGCATCACCGGTGCGCTAGAGGATATGCAAACGGGTAACGTTGAGCGAGTTCTAATCACCGGCATCCATATTCATGGCAACATGGATATTATCGTGGCTCAGATCGATAGCAACAGCGGTATTGATATCACCTTAGAAGGTACCGCATCTGACTTCGAATTTGTTGAAGAATTCCCGGATTACATGGCGTAGAGGACGGGCAACCGTCCTTTTTCTTTTCACCTAAAACCAAATTTCAATTAATGGAGGCAAATATGATGAGCGACAAATTACAGAAATACTTGGCAAGAGGTAAAGGGAACAGCAAACCAGAAACCATCACAGTGGAAGCTGATGGTGAACAGTGGTCCGTACGCAAACTGACGACTGTGGATGTGCGTCGGGCATATGAGTTGGCCTACAACGATGATGGTACTGCCAAAGAGACCTACAACGACCTTGACGTCATGATTGTGAAGGCGACCGAGCATGATTTCGACTGGAACAACATCGAGCTGCTGAAGGCTTTCAACTGTGTTGAAAAGTTTGAGTTGCCGCCCCGGCTTCTTTCGGATCCGGACGAATACGGTAAACTGAGTAAAGCAGTCCGAAATTTCAAAGAAACGAAGGAAGAACTGTTAAAAGAAGCAAAAAACTCATCCGGCGAGACGGAGAAGCAAGCTGGGTAGCGTCCTTTTGGATCAACCAAAAAAAACTGCCTGCTGAAGTCTTGCCTTATGACGTGGATCTGAATCGACAGTATCACTTTTGCTTGGCTGCATCCATGTTAGCTGAGGAGGAGTTAAAGAAACTCAATAGAAGCCGGGGGAGGGGGTGAACAACATGGCAACGGCGAAACGCATAACGGTTCCCATTGAAGCCCAAGATTTGGTGTCCGGCACGCTGCGTCGCATGCAGCGAGGATTTCAATCGACGCAAGATGATGTGTCAAGGCTGCGCCGAGCAGCGGGGGAGATGGGACAAGACTTTATTACCAGTGCCCGCCGTGCGAGTGAATCAGCCCGCGATCTTGGAGCTCAGATCGGTAGAGCAGCCGGTGAAGCCCGTCAAATGGGGAGAACAGCAATCGGCGATTTGTTCAGCCGTGCGCGGGCGAGTGCGGAAAACTTCCGGCGGTCGGTCTCCCGCGCCGACAGTGAAGTGCGATCCATGAGCGATGCCCATGTTACGCTCAGGGCTGACGATCAAATCAGCCCACTCATCGACAACATATCTGCCAAAATCTCTGCCTTGGCAGCGGTCGGCAGCGGCATGGTGTTAGGCGGCGGGGTATCGGATTCCCTTTTCGGAGGAGTGGGGGATTATTACACGGAAGCTGCTCGAGTCGCTCCTTACCTGTCAGCACAAGAGAGGAACCGGGCGCTTGTTGCTAATGACGAACTATATGCACATGCGATCATTCCAGATCGTGCTGCAGGGGCTAGGAGCCTTGCCGACATTGCCCCAATGATGCAGGATAAATCCCAAGTGCAAGAGGCGCTTATTGCATCATCTAAAATGCAATATGTGTTACCGGATGCTTCTTTTGAAGAAATCAACAGGGCTATTGCGCAGATGGTTTCTGTTTTCGAGGAGAGTCCAGGACGAATAGCGGATAGCATTTTGTATTCGTATGAGAAAGTTGGAGACCGTCAAAGGGACATGCTCGATACTTATTGGGAGTACAGTCCTTATTTTGCAAGCAGCGGGGTAACTCCTGACCAAATGTCCAATTTCTTAACACGGACAGTCCAAGAAGGGGCCTTCAATTTCGATAAGCCAGGCGACTTTTTTAAAGAGGTGTTCGGCGTTAAGGCGCTTAACACAGGGGATATGGTTAACTATTTCCTGAGTCGCGGGTCCGGAAAAAATGATGCTCAAAGACAAGCGGCTGCCTTTACGGCCGACATTAACTCTGGCAACAAGCAGCAGGCGCAGGGCGCAATAGCCGCTTTAGTCGCTGATCTGGCCAGTCAGGACCGCAATACATTGAAACAGTCTCTAACACAACTAGGTTCAGCAACGGGAGAAGACAATGCAGACGCCATCTTAAAAACCTATGGTGTTGCGTTCGATAAAGCCCCTGATATGACTGGCACCGCGGATCGATTGGTTGCAGCACAGCAAAAAGCCGATCCGCTTACGGAATACAAGCAATCCCGAGCGCAAATTCAATTGCAGTTGCAAGACATCGGCGGAACTATCATGCAAGCATCCATTCCTGCGATGGAAGAGCTCAACTCGCTGCTGGTTGAGAACAAGGACAGTATTGAGGCTTTTGGATCGGGTATTGCCACAGGAATCGAAAATATAATAGGTTTTTATAAAGATCATACTGCAATGATAAATACAGCGCTGATGGGATTGGCCGGTGTTCTCGTCGTCAAGGCGATTACCTCCTTTACTAAAGGAATTATGCAGCTTAACAAAGACTTGGTTGGGGCAGGAAAACGGATTTGGAGTATGACATCCGCTGGAGGTAAGTGGATATGGAACAAGCTTCCTACCAAACTTAAATTTGGCGGGGGCGACTCTCCTTCAATTGATGGACCAGAGCTTCAATCCGTATCGACGATGAATGTTAACGCCGGTCGTGTTTATATTACAGGCAATGTCGGCGGCGATGATGGAGGGGATAGAAGAAGAGGCAGAAACCGCCGTCGGGGAAGGAATCGGACTGGCTCCATGCCGGACATCGATCGTCCTCTACCTACGCAATCAAGTGACGTCAAGCCGGCAAAAGGACGGACTCCACGCGGTATCTCGTTAGGCGGTAGCGCCAAGGGATTAATGCGGGCAGGTGGTATTCTTGGTGCTGTTGGAGGAACAGCAATCGGCGCCTATGATCTATACACGGTAGCCAAGGAGGAAGGATTTAATGAAGCCGTGGCTACCCGAGGCGGCTCTGTAGTAGGTGGTGTAGCTGGGGGAGCGATAGGTGGCGTTGTTGGCTCCTTAGCTGGCCCGATCGGTTCGATGGTCGGTGCTTACGTGGGGAACTTTGTGGGAGAGAAGGTTGGGAATTGGTTTGACGACTCGGGTATCACCAGGAAAGTGGTGGATACCTTCTCGAACATTTCCTCAAACGTATCTACGTGGGCGAATAGCACAGCTGATTCGATTAAAGATACATTAGGATCATGGGGAGATACCGCTGCTGGGTGGTTGGGAATTAAAAAGAAGGAGCCGCCTCCTGAAGAACCGCGGCCTGAATCCAAACTCACCTTTACCGGAACTGCCGAGAACCAAGTCAAGGTTCAAGCTGCTTTGAGAAGCTTCTATAAAGACGTGGGTCAAAAAGGAATGAAAGAAGCGATCTCGAACGCTGTGGATCAGTCTGGTGTAAAGAAGGCTATGGACGGCCTAAAGTCCTCATTCTCGGACATTTGGGAACGTTCAAAAGCTAAGGTGGCTCAGGATGATATTAAAGGTGTTGGGGTTGAAGCGCAAAAGGCGGGAGAGAAAACCAAGAACCTTGCCCAAACTTCAAAGAGCAGCGCCCAAGAAATTGTATCTGGAGCTAGGGAGGCGGGTCGGAGTTTTTCCGGCGTCAGTTCCTCCGCCGGCACTGCAGCATCACAGACTAGGCAACACCTGCAGTCGATCCAAAATGTAGTCAGTCAGGGCAGCAGCTGGGGAAGTAATCTAATATCAATGATGGCCGCCGGCATGCGTAATAAATTCCCGTCTCTGACATCCGTTGTTTCTCAAGCCGCGGGTGTCATCAAAAACTATCTGGGATTCAGTTCACCGACCAAAGAAGGACCGGCCAGTAATTCGGACAAATGGGCGGTTAATTTTGTGAACATGTTTGCGGATGGACTGAACCCTGCAAGGATACGCGAGCGCATGAACCTGATCGCCGGGACCATGCAAGAAGGCGTGGATGGAATCGAGGGGCCGAGCATGTCCAGAGGCAGTATTCCGTTGAGGACAACCCCGCTAACAGAGCAGGGGGCAACCGGTTCTAAAACGGTGACTATCGGAAATATCACAATGGACTTTGGTGGGCTTGCAGCAGGGATTACTGATTTCCAATCGTTTGCAAAGGCCCTGACCAGCCCTGAAGGCCGCGCGCTCATCCGGCAAGTGTTTGGCGAGGAATTGTATAAAGCACTGGAGACAGGGGGTTAAATTATGCTGGCTATGTCTCAAGGGGCGATTCGGTTAACATTCCCTATCACCCCTGCCGAAATCCAGATCACGACTGGCAACAACGTTGATACGTTTAATGTAATTACAGGTCAGGAACGAACAGGGAAACCCTCTGCCAAGCTGCAGAGGGTTTCTTTTTCGACTATACTGCCTCGAGGATGGCGTGAATTGTGGGAGACAGACAAGAAGCAAACGGTCACTTACAAACGTCCAGAGACGACGTGGCAGCTGCTAGAAAAGTGGAAACCGAAACCCGTTGTCCTGAATTTTGAAGAACTGTTTTCCCAGACCATGTTGATTGAAAGCATGGACATTGTATATAAGGATGGCCAGGGCAATATCCACATTACAATGACGCTGGTCGAGCATAAGCCTGTAAAAATCGTAACCTACAGTAATACGAAGCAGCTCCTGAAGCCGGGTGTAATCATCACCAAAGCTTCTAAGAGTAGGCCGAACACAACGGCCAAATCGGATAAAAAAAATAAAAAGAAATCAAGTGAAAAGAAGAAAAAAGCCGAAAACAAGAAAAAGAGCAAAGCAGCCAAGGAATCCGCTGATAACGCGAAAGGTGCATTTGATTATACAGCTCAAAGAAACAAAATCTCAGCGGCTTTGGCCAAACCGATGTAAGGAGGGGGATCATGGATAAGTTTGCAGTCATTTATGGCAAAAACGATGCCAGATCGGCCCTGACTCCCGCGATAACAGATGTGTCGTGGTCATCTCAAAGGGATGAAATCGCCCGGAGCTTGACAGTTAGGTTGCGTGATATTCCATCGGTCAGCGTGGCCGGTATGCTGATGTGCTTTTCTCATAGGGTAGGCAAGGATCTCCTTCATCACAAAAACCAATTCTTCCACGGGCCAATCATCAAATATGAAAAGGATGAATTCTCGGGAGTTTGGGAAATCGAGGCTCGTGAAATCGGTTGGTACTTGGCTAAGAATAAAGGGACCCGGCCGTATCTGAAAGGGGAAGCAGGAGCTGAACTGCAACGCTACATTAAAACCACGGGTGTTGACTTCCGCTGCCCCAATCTGGGGTTTAACCTAGACGAAAGGTACGGGACAATGGCGCATTCCGAAATCATCTTGGATGTGCTGCAAAAAGCATATGAGCGTAGCGGCTACCGTTATCATGTGGATGCGATCCGGACGGATAAACACTTTTATCTGCAGGTGGTTCGAGAGGGCACAAACGAACGCGTGCCTATTTTTGTGCCCGAACAGATGGAGGCCAGTACCGCAGGATACGACTTGGAAGAAACGTACACGGTGGTCACCGCGCAGAAATATAAGGATGACAAGATCGTTTCTTCTGTTACGAAAACGAATGCCGATGCACTCAAAACATTTGGTCGTATGGAAGAAATCATTGAGGTGGAGGAAGATGAGAACCCGACCACAATAGCTACGCAGAGGGTTAAGGCCATGTCATCTGCTAAGCAGATTAAGAAGATCACAGTTCGTCATAATGACTACACGCTGGCCGGACTGCGCGCTGGGTGGCTTGTGTTAATTAAGACAACGGTGGTCACCAAATGGATCGTGGTGAGTGCCGATAGCAGCTGGAGAAACGGGATATTCACCGTCAAGTTGGTCTTGGAAAGGAGGGAAGCTTGATGCTGCTGGATGCAATTAAGCTGTTACAGAACAAGACGAAGGATCGCATCGATGCGCGTGATACGGAGCGAGCAACGCTCCTGAGCTGGCCGGATGCGAAGATCGAAGTGGACGGCGATCCCTATCCTTATGAAGCCGGGAGCCTGGTCATTGCGGATTATCTTCAGGAACATGAAATGGAAGTTACGTTTGAAGTGACGGAGCCTGAAGCTTCAACGATGAAAGGGAAATTACTAGTCCCAAGCCCCCTGAAGGTTGGCGATCGGCTCATTGTTTCCCGGATGACCGGACAGCGGTATTACGTTCTCGGAAAGGAGCGATAGCGGATGGACGAGGAAGATACACTTTTTCCTGATATGGAGTTGGATGAAGTCGATGTTACCGATTTGGTGGACTCCATTCCTTCCGCTACCAAATGGACCTATAAAATAGATTACCACAACCGTAGGGCTGTTCTGGATGAGTTCGGGGGGCCTGTACGTACCGAAACTTATGAGGAGTTCCTTGTTGAAACGGCAATGAAGATCCTTTGTACTGAACGGTTTCAGTACGTGGTTTATGGTGAGGATGTGGGCGTTGAAAAATCAGAATGGTCAGGTTGGGAAGATCATGAGATCATCCGCGACATCGAAGAGGCATTAACGGCTCACCCTGAGATCGAGGAGGCCGAAGTAATCTCGATATCCCGTGTTGATCGCGGAATGGAATTAACTGTCCTTATCACCGGTCTGGTTGGCAGCGCTGAACTAAATGAGGTGATCGAGATATGAGCCTAACAATTAATGATTTACCAAAATTTCCGAGTATGCCTGTACTGGAAGAAACACCCGAAATGATCTATCAACGTTGGGTGAATCGTGTGATTGCGCTCGCTAATGAGCGTGGTTTACCGCCGCCGCCGGTTGGCGAAGGGGAGTTTTTTTATGACATGTGGTACCCGATCGCTCAGGAGCTTGCCGAGCAACAAGAATTGTGGGGATATGGCGTGCTGCAGGCCACACCCATTTGGGCAGATGATGAGTTTTTGGATGCCCACGGGTGGGCCGACGGGATTCCGCGCAAAGAAGGAGAATCGAACGATGACTATCGGCTACGGATTCTGGATCGAGCGTTTAACGAAGAGGGGAGCGGACGCCGGAAAGATTACGAAACTTGGGCAAAAGAAATCCAAGGCGTGGGCAATGCCGTAGCCCGTGAGAAGGAACGCCATGACAATTCAATCGATCTATACCTCACGGATATGTCCGGGCAGCCGATCACGCCAGAGTTTGCTGAGCGGGTCAAGGAACTGATGTGGGAGGATTACCGCATTGCTGGGCATGATCTGGCCGTGCATCCGGCACCGATATTTGTTGTCACCGTGAAAGCTACACTGGAAACAGCTGAAGACCTTCAAAAGCTGGCTGAACTGATCCGGCAGCGTGTGATCAGTTACGCAAACGGCCGTAGCAAGCTGTTGTATAACTATATCGCCGCTCTCCTGCTTGCGCCGGGAGTTGAGAACTACAGCGCCTTTACGCTTAATGATGGCGATCAGGACGTGGACATCCCGCCCGTATCTATTCTGCAGGTTGAGGTGATTCTTTCATGATTCCTGTTCGGTACCGGGAAGTTTTGCCGCCCTATTGGTATGAAAACGAGGTGGCGGGCTGGCACTTTTCCGTCATGGAGGAAGAGATCGATTCGCGCGAATTGAAGATGGATGATCTGGTAGACCAGTTCTTGTTGAAGCGTGCGACATGGGGACTTGGGCTTTGGGAGTGGATTTACTTTCGTACAGAACAGCTTGGGACAATCGAGCAGAGGCGGGAGGCAATCCGCCGGAAGCGTTTAGCCAAGAAACCGTTCAAATTGTCGATTCTCCGGCAGTTGGGTGCTCAATACGGAAAACTACTAGATGTGAGAGAAGATTTTCTGGCAAAAGAGATTCACTTTGAATATGATACCAGCTCCCCGATCAGCCTCGAGGGGCTATTTGGTGATTTCGAATATATCCGTCCAGTACACATCAATCGGGCAGTCCCTGTTGTAAAGGCGCCTTCGTCAACAATCACATTGAGTGCCAAGGCTTACAAGCACAGCATTGATTTCCCAATTTGCGGGCTAGAAATGCCGATGGAGCCGGGGACGAGCGGCGCGATGGCGACGCAGAACATAACCATTGGGGCGGCGACGACACGTACCGGCATCGACAGCCCGATCACTGGTTTTGAAATACCCATGCAAGGAGGGACATCATAATGGCAGATGTTATTCAGCCACTGCTGCTTGATTACGTAGTACAGGACATTGATTCTCGTATTGACCACGCCTTAGTCAACGTCGGCGGCGAGCTTATTGAGTATCCGATTCACAATACCGTGATATCTGGTCGGTCTGTTCGGAAGTATGTATTTCTTGGTGAGACGGACGCCATTGGGAAGCAGATCCTTGGAGCGTCCTTGATGGATGCCCAGGGCAGAACGCTTGCTAATCAATTCATGAATGTGGTTAAAAATGATCGTGGTTTCCTCATCGGATTTGAGTTTGAAGTGAAGTTGGAGGTGAAGTCAATTGTATAATAAGCAACAGTGGTTAGATGAAATACCGGACATGTCTCGCCCTATCTTAGATGGATCTGGTAAGCAAAAAACGGATCCGCAGACGGGGCGGCCTCTATTCGAATTGGTTCAGGCAGGTACCCGGATCACATCCGCCAGGCTTAATAACATGGAGGGTGGAATCGAAGGAGCTCATATCCTGATTGAGCAGCTTACCAAAGAGCTTGCTGGTAATTTTGTTGCCGTGATCGATGGGGTTATGGGATTGCAGTGCAGCACACAAGGCCTCACAGCATCCTGGACCGCTGGGGTGGCTTATGTCGGTGGCCGTCGGCTTGAAGTACCTGCCGGCAATATGACGCTTAATCCAACTCAAGGGCAGTATTTGTATGTAGATACCGATGGGATCGTCAAAAAGACAACATCTCAGGCAACAGCCAAAGCAGGGGTGTTGCTTTTTTATGTAGCGACGGATACCAGTGGAGTTATCACGTCAACGGATCAACGGGTAAATATCAGCCTTGAAGAAATATTGGCGAGAATTGAGAATATCGACGTCCCAGACGCATCCCTAACGCAAAAGGGCATCACACAGCTATCCAGCGCTACCGACAGTACGTCCGAGGCGATGGCCGCGACACCAAAAGCAGTAAAGGCTGCATATGACCGGGGGAGCGCGGGAGTGACAGCAGCTGCTACCGCACAGTCACGGGCGGACTCCGCATATTCGGAGGCGACTGCGGCAAAGCAGCTTGGAGTTGAGCAGAAAGCGAATGTGGTTGCCGCGCTCAACTCCATAGGTGTACCGGCATCCACAAGTGAATCCTGGGCGCAGCTCATTCCAAAGATCTCGGCAATCATCCGAGCAACAGGCAATGCAACGGCAGCCGATCTATTGGCCGGGAAGAGCGCCTCAAATGCAAGCGGTCCATTTAACGGCAGTATGCCAAACCGAAGCGCCGAAAACCACCATATGCCGGGTCAGGATATGACTGTATGGGCTGGGGACCGCGTGTTTATCTCCCCACCTCGGGGTTATTATGACGGTAGTTCCTGGGTAACAGCCCCGGCAACTGGGATTAAACCAGAGAACCTTAGGGACGGCGTGTCATTCGGGCCGGTTATAGGTAATCTTAAAACAATTGGTCCAGGGGATAAGATGAAATTCTTCGAAGAAATAGGTCCCCTTAGCACATTCGGAACCTCCCCTGGAATAGGGTTCGGGTGTGTTATATCTATGGCTGGTACGTATCGCGTCCAATTCTATTTAGGTGTACAAGATGGGTTTATTGGGTACGGACAGATATATGTTAATGGTACGCCTAGGGGCACCCTGCGATCAGTCACCTCATCCTACATTGGGTATATAGAGGATATTACCATTAATGGAAATGATAAAATTCAGGTGTATGTGTGGACAAATAAGAGCGGAGGTTATGTGCATTTACGAGATTTTAAAGTTTCTACAAATATTGAAGTTTGGAGTTCGCGAAGTTAGAAGGAGGGGGAATTTGAATGCGAGTAAAAAAACAATATACCACTTTGGCAGAGCGCGAAACACTTATTCAGGAGCATTCTGACCTGTTCTTAATCGAGGAGCAAAATATAACTGAGGGGAATTTCCTTGTTTTTGCTGACGAGTATCCTGAGCTCCCAGACCCGGAACCTACGCTGTCCCAACAAGTCACTGAGTTGAATCAGACTGTTGGGAACCTCATTTTGGAGAGCGCCAATGATAAGGCAACGATAGCCTCCCTTGAAGATACCGTAGGCAGTCTGTTGCTTGAAGTCGCTGCACTGAAAGGAGGTGCAGTGTAAATGTGGTATCCGATCATCAAGCGTTATTACGATAACCAGCATCCTTTGTACAATGATGACAGTCTGAAGACCTTTGTCGTTGCCAAGATGATCACAGCGGAGGAATACCAGCAGATCACAGGCATTGAATACGTAGCATAGCGCGCCGAAAGGCGTATTTTTTATGCCCTTGGAGTGGTCCAGGGGCTCTTTTTATTCAAAGAGACAGGGGGAAGAAGGGTGGATTTCAATGTGATGATTACACTCATTGGGGCAATTTGTGCCATTAGCGGCATGTTGCTCGGCTGGATCGGTAGAACCAAGGCATTCAAGGATGAGGTTGCCCAAGAGGCGACAGCGGACGCATCACTACAGACTGATGTGTCATACATCAAGCGAGGCATTGATGATATTCGGGTAGATCTTCGCATGCAAGGACAGCGTATGGACGGATTATCCGAGCGAATCACGCGAGTCGAGGAATCGGCGAAACAAGCGCACAAACGGCTGGACCGGCTGGAAGAAAAATAAGAGAGGATGATTTGTAAATGGAATGGAACATGATTTTTGAATTGATCGATCCGCGGCTACTTATCGTAGTGGCCGCATGTTGGGTTATCGGGTTCATCTTGAAGAAAACGCCGAAGGTGCCGGATTGGAGCATTGTATACCTTGTTCTGATTATCGCTGTTTGGCTGACAATCGGCCTGATCGGGTGGTCAGTCGAAGCACTGATTCAGGGCATTCTTGCAGGGGCTTTTGCTGTATTTGGTCACCAGGCTGTGAAGCAGGCCAAGATTGGCGTTCAGAAGGAGGAGTAAGAATGTTGTCGCTGGAGCAAGTAAAGAGCAAATCGGCAGCACGTCTTAACGGTTTGCATCCAGTAGTGAAACAGGCTGCCGAACTGCTAATTGAGCGCTGTCACGCCCGAGGGGTGCCGATAGTGATAACCCAAGGGTTACGGACAATCACGGAGCAGAATGCCTTATACGAGCAGGGCAGAACTAAGCCAGGAGCTATTGTGACGAATGCAAAGGGCGGGCACAGTTTCCATAACTTTGGATTGGCGATCGATTTTGCGTTGCTAACGCCGGACGGTAAAAGTGTTAGCTGGGACATGCGACGCGATGGTGACTTTGACAAAACCTTCGATTGGCTTGAAGTTGTGGAGGAAGCAAAGAAGATAGGTTTTGACTGGGGCGGCGATTGGAAGACGTTTAAAGATTATCCGCACTTTGAAATGGTGTTTGGTCTGACGTGCGCCCAACTTCGCAATGGCGTTAAACCGGCACAATCAAAGGTGAATGCTGCTCTCAAGAGAATAAAAACATTACAGGAGGAGGGCGTGAAGGTGACTAAAGAGCGTGATATCAACGTGGTAAGCCCCTGGGCAGCTTCAGCTTGGGAAGAAATGAAAAAGAACGGTTATGTGGACGGCAGTCGGCCGGGTGCGCCGATCACTCGAGAAGAGGTTGCTGTTGTGTTCAACCGGCTCCGGAAGAATTTCCTTAAATTGATCGGAGGTAATACCGCCCGGATCGAGGAACTAGAGAAGAAGTTGCAGGAAATTGAAGCAGGGCAGAATTAGAAAAAAGCCTACCGACTTATGTGCCGGTAGGCTTTTTTTGTTTTAGTATGTTGAAAATAACACAGAAGTAAAAAGGAAAACGTCTTAGATGTGTCGAAGATGATTTATTTAAGAACGTACATAAAATTAAGGTAGGGGTTAAAACATGGATGTTAATAAAAACTATAGCGAATTTAAAAAAATTCTTAATGAGCTTGAATTAGTCTTTGAGGAGCAGGATAACAAGTTTATAGTGCCATTCAGTACAGATGATGGTAATGGTGACTATTCAACAGACTTAATAATTAATATTGATGAAGAGTATTTTATTATTGAATCGGCATTTCCAACTAATGTTCCAATGGAAAGGCTTTCTGAAGTTTCGATTTATCTTCATCTTATAAATGCCCGCTTGAAGATGGGGAAATTTATAATAGATTTAAAATCAGGGAAAGTCGCTTTTAGCTCGGCAGGTTTGTTTGAAACAACAAAGTCTCAAGTCTGGAAAACAATAGGTCTAGTTCTTAATATGGCTGAACAACAAATTAAGCCAGTGTACAGTGTTGGCTTTGGAGAAAAAGATCCAATTGACGTATATGAAGAGTTTTTCAGTCAAGTGTTTCACAAGGAGACTGTAGAAAATTGAAAAATCAACTTCCAAAACGACTCTTTCACGGCACAACCAGTAACAATTTAATGTCTCTGAGGCAGGGGATCGACGTTAATGTTAGTGGCGCGAATCCGCGACCTGATTTTGGGAAAGGGTTTTACTTAACGAGTCAAAGTTACCAAGCGGAGCGACAGGCGGTTAGGAAAACCAATCTGTACAACCGATTGCGAATTAAGGCAGGTTCTAACGACCTTGTTCACCCCATAGTATGTGAGTATGAACTTACAATCACTGAAGAGCAAATCAAGAGCAATTGCAAAATATTTGATAAGCCTGATGAAGAATGGGGTAATTTTGTTTTAAGCAACAGACTACTCACAGATTTCGGGGAATTGCATAATATAGATCAAAACATCCCCTTGGTCTATGGTCCCTTAGCAGATGGTAAACCTAATATTGGGGTATTGTTAGGTGACTTTAAAAAAGGTATCATTAGTCGTGAAGAAGTAATACAAGGTATGAAACCGATGTACAAAGGGAATAACTACCAAGACCAGTTATCTGTCCATACACAGACAGCAGCTGAATGGTTGATACTAAAGGACGTAAAGGAAGTGAGATGATGAGCATGCATTATAGTGATGAATATGTAGAGTTAAGATTAAAGCAAATGGTGCTCGAATCCATCTCCTCGTCCTATGATATTGAAAGAAAGGACGCCTTGACGCTTATAGAGGAGTCCACTTTTCTGGAAATTCTAAAAGATGACCCTGAATTTATTGGACACTACCCCCCAGAATATTGGGCAGAGTATATTATTGAGGAACGAAACTTGATTCATAATAAGCTGAATTAATACTCATCGCATCGATAAAAAGACCCTCAAGCACTTTGGCTTAGGGTCTTTTTTATGGATAGATTAGGTGATTAAAAGCTACTCGATGAAATGCATGAAGACCGGAGTCCGGAGCATACCTGACTTAGTCCAATTCCGAAACTTCACCCGCCCATGTATCTTGGGATCCAAGAGTACAAATTTTTTATCCTCGGCTGCTACAAGTCCCCGACTTTTCGAATAGAACTCTTTGCGAGCCGCCTGCGTTACAAACTCCACAATTCCAGCTGGCCGATGCCGACCAGACTCATTAAGGACAGCTGTAAGCAATCCAAATTCATCTTTACGATACCCCGTTATGATCACGTCAGTATGGGACCAGTTGATTACCTTTTGCCAGTCTGGCGATCGCCGACTCACGTACAGACTGTTTTTTCTCTTGCCGACCATCCCTTCAAGTTTCCGAGACACCATCTGTTCAAACAAAGCCTCGCCTGCACCTTCCACATAAGGTATAACGCCAAAATGTTTGTTGGGCATGCTGATGCCGGCCAGGATCTCTTTGCGGCGCATGAGTGGCAATTTCCGAAGGTCTTGACCTTTGTATCGAAGGATATCGAACACCACGTATGTCACTGGTGACTTTGCGGCCAACTGCTTGATACGCGGATCCTTTTTAGCCTGGAATCGTGTCATGACTTGCTCAAAGTCCACCAGCCCCGTATCTGGGTCGGTACAAGCCACCTCACCGTCCAGAAGGATATCATCTTCAAACGGCGTCAGGAGCTCGGGATATTGCCGCGTACAGTCCGTCTCGTGCCGGGTATACAACCGGATCTTGCCGTCCTTCTGTGAGAACAGGAGCCGGTGCCCGTCGATCTTGGGCTCATAGATGTAATTCGGATCGGAATACGGTCTGGGGGCGGTCGCAAGTAACATTGGTTCGATGAACATAGAAACACCCCTTTTCCGAATTATAGCGCTTAGCTATGCGATAAAGGGGCGGTAAGTAATGGTATTCGGGATTGTGTCCAGACATACCCGGCAGCTCAATCTCCCAGAAGCACACTGCTACATGTAAGCATATTACTGGCTGACTTGGACTTTTTGTGCTTTAAATATCCCAAACACAAGCACATTATGGTAATATTTTGATTATGATGAGACGATTTATGAAGCCGCTGACCGCGGATATACATTTTCATACCGCTATGCTCGATCAAACACCTGTCGCCGTATTTATAGAGGACGAGCTGATCGGCTGCGGACGGATATATGAAATTACTGATGACAGTGTCAAGGTGGGAGATTCGCGTTATCTTCGCGAGAGTTGTACATTTAAGTATGCTGGGTAGGTGAGGAAATTTTCGCTTTTTCACTTAAAGGTTTGCATTCATGAATCATTGTCGTTATATTGGAGATATAATTAAGAAGAGGCATAAAGGAGGGATCCTGATGTCTAAAGGCATTCAGTATCTTGATTACGCCGTACAGGGTAATGTCATTGTGCCGCTGGTGTATCTGGATTCAGAGCAATTCAATACACTAATCAATGATTATGACTCGTTCGCGAAGTACTTGAAGCAAGTGCGGCGTAAGAAAAGAGGGGCCTGA